CGTCATACAATGCTGCTCCGCTAAAAAATTCTTTGTTTAGTTTTGTGCGTTGCTTTTCAAGACTCACAAGATAATCATCATAGTTTTCCATGTAGTCACGAATCTTAGCAACAAGCTCGCCACGATGCTGACGATATGTGCTGTAGTCTTCTGTCCACTTGCTGGGATATGTAAACTCTGGCACAGCCATTTCACTGTAGCTCAGTCTATCAGGAACAACAGGAATAGCATCTACAAGTGCGCCTTCATACCAGCTAATGCCCAGTGTTTCCTGCAAGTTAGCTGAGAACACCATCTTAGCTTCACCCAACAAGTTGTGATACTCGTTCTTAGTAAGCTCACGTTCTTGACACACTACAAATTCATATTCAGGAAGTTGTTCAGCTAGGTCACGGAAAATGTCTACTTGCTTCTCTGGTGCTACACGATGCGGGAACAAGATAAGATCTCGCTTTTCCATTCCTGTGTATTGTATAAGACTGTCTTTCAAATACTCCATAGGCCAGCCTACTTTGATCGCTTTGTCCATGTCAACATCATAATTGTCCATCATAGTGTCTGTAAACAAATCAATATGAAAGTCAGTGGCATAGAAGTTGTCATCGTAGCACTCGTACATTGACATTTCAGCATGTCTAACCCAAGGTTTATCTCCTATGAGACGACCCAAGAAGTCATGAGGATCATAACTACCAGCATGCCAAAGGCCACCGATTCCAATGTCGACCCCAAGGAGTTCAGCCATGTAGCGCAACTGGATAACAGTTGGGTTCCACGCATCCGTATATAGGAAATAATCTCCATCTTTAATTTCTCCGTTACAAAACATCTCGCCAATTTGTTCGAGTTGTTTAGATTTATAAACGTTAGTACCACCGAAGTTAAGGAAAGCCCCAGGCGTAGTTGCCTGAGGCGTTTCCCCACCACTAATAACAACTACATTGTCATTTGTAGCGTGACGCAGTTGTTTGGGCAAATGTTCTTTCCATTGCTTAGTATAACGTGTGTCTACTGCTTCGATGTCGACAATGTAGATGGTCATAATTAGTTACTCCGGTTGTTATTGCGTGGTGTAAACTTGCGTTCGCGTTGAACAAAGTCTTTGCCGCCGTTTCGTGCTTTTGCTCGTAGCCAGCCTTGATACTTTTGATAGGCAATCCAATTAGGATCATCCTTCTTATAAAGTGCTGCTTCATCAAACACTTTGCCTTCAAAACGACAATAATCACGATATTGATCGAGATCGTTAAAAACTTTATTCACTGCTGGATTAGCAATTGTCATAATATATTCCTCTTGTTATGACTTGGGATAAAAAATAGAACAGCCATTTTCGTTATCTTCAGCTACGCTGATCTCTACAAAGCGGCCGGGATACTTTGCAGCGATTTCTTGATACAAGTCATCTGCGATCATCTCACAGCTCTTGTGGTCTAACTCTAGTACGCCTTCGACGTCATAGAGTCGTTGCATCCAGCGTTTAAACTGAATGAACTCAATGTCGCGATCATTATGAAATACTTCAATACGAACACGAAAGTGAAAGATATGACGATGCGGAATGCCAAGGAATGATACATCATCCCAATCGCCTGTTGCTAGTTTAGGATCAGTATCTGCGCCTGGGTACATATGTACACCTTCTTTAGCGAAAGTTACCCAAATACTACGTTGTGCTGTGTCCATGTTTCTCTCTTCTTTTAATTTACGTAACATGTAATCGTGATAGCGTTCTTGCATAATACTATTATACCTTCAATCAATGACTGTGTCAAGTCCATAATCGTTCCAATCTGTATAAACTTTACGATCCATTAGATTGTGTACGCTATGACACCACACTCCGCTATTTGTATCGCCCCATGTGTTGTCATCTAGCTTAACAGTTGCATTATAATTGAACTGTTTAATGTAAGGAAGTTTGACACTAATCATACTAATAAAGTTATTGTATTCATCATATCCAGATTCTAATACACCATAACTGTATACTGCATCAAAGTCTAGTGTACACCAGTAGCCTTCTTTGAGAAGTGGCATAATCATGTCTTCCCATGCTTGCCAGTCTGCTGCATCTTCTGGAAGATTTAGACCGGGAGTAAAGCTCTGGCTAGTTCCAAAGTATAGATGCTTGATGCCGTGAGCGTCTGCACGTTTTTTAATTTCTTCTGCAGGTTGTACACCTACAACAAACAGTGTTTGCTCACCGTACATAGCAGTATGCTCGACTTCAGTACCAATAAAGTATACTACATCTTGTCTTTCTTCAGTGTTTAGTCCCATTTGATATAACCTCTGCTGTAGCCGTTAGGACGATTTAGTCCATCGTCAAATGCTTGTTGCCATTCCGTACTTCTATTATACGCTTTAGTCCAGAAGTTGTCAACTATTAATTGCTCATTAGTGATCCATTTTTCGGCACACACCATTGCATCAATAAAACATTCTGCTCTCGGACTGGGAAAAACAATAGTACAGGCTTTCCAAAGTAGGTTGCCGTAATCACTTGTTAATTGCTTCTGCACTCCTAGCACCAACAATGCTTCGTTGGTATATTCAACAGCATCCAACACGTCTGTTCTTGAACTTAGGTCTATAACAACATCGTAACTTCCAACAGGCTCACTCTGTAAAGTGTCTCCCCATAGCTCTCTGTTATAGTTGCCTACAACATCAACAGCTTCAAACTTGATATCAAGTAGTTCTAAAGTTTTGTATACAATTTGTGCAAGAAAGCCACTGCCTAAAATAAGACAGCGTTTGCCTTCGCCTGCCCGAACTTTGATTGCATCTAACGGTTGCATCACAACATTAATGCCACATGCAACAGGTTCTAGGATGTATTTAGGCTCAGCACTGGGAACAGGAACATATTCATTTGCTCTACAATTGTAGTAGTCTGCATATGCAGGCTCGCCCCTTGTTGCTACATAATCACCAACACCGACATTACTGATGTTGTCTCCTACTTGTGTAACAACACCCAGTCCTTCGTGTCCTTGCATACTCAGTGGAAGCGGCCCGAAGTTTCCCAGCATCATTTCTAAATCGCTACGACACACTCCGGTCATGACAGCTTTAACTTCTATCTCATCCGCAGTGTGCGCAGGCTTGGTCCATTCGATTTCTTCGAACTTGCCTTTGCCTGTTGTGCTTAACAGTTTAACTTTCATAGTGCCTCTATTTGCTGATGAATCCAAACATCTTGTGACAATTGTTCACGCCAGAACTCATTGTTATTTAGGTTGTCCACAGCATCTTGTATCATATTTTTGTATGCACTTTCTGGACACCAACCTAGGTCAATAACAGTATCTTTGTCAAATCTAATACAACTTTCTTCTTTAGTCATATCTCGCCAATTTGCTTCAAGATGCCATTTGTTGTCATATTGCAAACTACTAAAGTCGTCTACATCATGTGTGCCTTGACGGTTGATAGTGCCGTAGTCAGTGCTGTCAACTTCATCCAATTGCCATTGCTGTTTACTTTGTTTTTCACTTGCAGATGTATTGTTCCAGTCCGTATTCATTACAATGTACAAGCTTAAAAGATGAGGCAATAAGTCTCTGCTCACGCCGCCGTATGCTAATTCTTTATTAGTAAACCAACTGCCAGGATTAGGAATACAGTTCTTTCTAATCCAGTTAATGTCTACACGATTGCTCTGAGTTGCTAGAGACTTCATTTCAGAAATGTTGTCTCTCCACATATTATTCTTTACCATCATAATACGTGTATCGGGAAAACTGTTACACACAGTTTTCCATTCATTGCTATCTTTAAAGCCAGGCTTTTCTACAAACACAATATCAGCATGTGGCGCAACAAGTTCTGTAATTTCTTTGTGTGTAAAATTAGGAGTACACACATTAACAGTGTCAAAGTGTCCGTGAACTTCTAGTGCAGTTTCCACTCTAACATAATCAGGGTCTTTGCTCGGATCAGTATCTACAGTTACTACACTGTATCCTAAACTAGATAGCACAGACTTGTATAATCCGCCTATGCCCATTCCTATTACAAGACTTTTCATTCTTCTTCCTTAACTAAGAAGTGAACCTTAACAACACCATCTTTGTTCTTTTTAATATAGTATTCAAGACCTGCGTCTCTAAATATTTTTTTAAGTTCGTCGAAGGTATGTTCTTTCATTCTAAACCTTTTTGTAGCAAGTATGCATTGATTCGATGCATTTCATCTTTTAGATAAAGTTTCATAGTTTTCATTCTACGAACTTCATCTGTTACTGTCATATTATTATACTTGGTTTCAAGTTCTTCGTCAAGTTCTTTGTGCTTGCGACTTAGTTCATCATAATGTGCTAAAAGTTTATCTTTAGTTTCATTATAGTTGCTCATCCAAATTCTCCAACTTAGTTTCGTCAAAAGTTTCTTCGTCGTCTGAAACTTTTGGCTCTTCTACATCAAATAGTGCATTAAAATGTGTGCTAGCATTTACTGTTTTCTTGCCAACCGCGCCGCGTGTGCCAGGAATCTGCATCCACAATCTACTGTGATCTTCTATTATTTTATTTGCTTCTTCTCTAGTTTCAGCAGCAAAAACAGCATTGATAACATCTCTGCTGTAGAGTTGATCAAATTTTTCATTCACCAGCATTGCAGGAACTTTTCCTTCGTCATATTGACGATTTGCTTCTTGTACAGCGTTTAGATGCATCCATACATTGTGTGCCATTAGAATTGCATAACTAAAACTATCCCACGAAGTTCTACCTTCCTTGCCAATTCTGTTTAGATCACCAGGTGCATAAATGCACACGTCTTTGGTTAAGACATCGTTCATAACTGGACTATTAGAAAAGTTTTTATGATGACCGTCTTGGACCACAGCATCTCGGAACAGTCTTGTATCCTGTGCATACTTCTTGTCATCTAATGCTGCTGCCATTCGATATGACCACTTGCCGCGATCTTCTATTTCAAGTTCGGTGTAGACCTGACCGTTTGCAGTTGCAAGAAACGGACTAGCACAATCAAAACTAATAGTAAATTTAGGATTATGATACTTGCGCACAGCACGTTGAATGTCGGTTAGAACCAACGCCCACTCTAGTTTGCTTGTACCCAAGAAGTGCATCCAGTCGTGCAGTCCTTCTTCTAGCAATCCATCAAAGCGTAGTGCAACCAAACGTTTAAGAACCAAGTGTACGTCACACATGTTCTGTCCGCCCATGCCCCAACCATTGAAATGATTGTCTGGATATATCTTTGGATCACAGAACTTCTTCATACGATCATACCAATCGTCGGCATCTGCATGATTCTCGCCTTGTAGAACGTTTAAGAATTTGCAATTGCCGTTTCTGTTTTGGATAAAGTACTCATTATTAATTTCAGTAGCTTTGCATGCTTCTTCGTATGTGCTAATGCCTGTAGCTTTTTGACCTTCTGGTGACCGAGCAACCCATGCCGGAATATCCAAGCACATACCATAGTCCATTAGGCTGTCCATCCAAGTCAACACTTGTTTGCGCTTTTTCATAGCAGCAGGACAGTTGGGATCTTTCCAGTCAGCGGGCCATTTGCCTTTACCAATCTGGAATCCACCTGAGTCGCCTAATACCCAACTATCGCCATTACGTGGGCGTTTGCGGAACATATCTTCTCTATCATCTTGCTTGTTTAAATCAAGATTAGCATGTCCTGCAGAGTACAAACACCATTTGTAATAGAGTAACGGACTTTTAGGATCCAAGTAATTGATACTTTCTACATCGTTTGTAAAGTTTTTAGGCAGTCTAGAAGGTTCAATATACGGATACCTATTTCTCTGATATCCAACGAATGCTGAGTAAAATCCGGATGTTGCCGGTAAAAATAGTGCATAATCACTTTGTGTTGATGTTAAGTCTTTGATCATTTAATTCCCTATCAAGTTTTGTGATATTACCATCATACTCAGCCAAATCCATAATGTATTAAATCCAACAAGTGTAGGTAACAATTTTTTGTTACTTGCCCATATAAGAGACAGGCTAGTAACCAGTGCTACAAAATATAATTGCCAAATATTCACACCGAATATTAATGCAGGAATAATGATAATAGCTTTTGCAATCCAACTAGCAGCTTCGATAATATTGTAATTGGTCCAGTAAGAACGTGTAAACCACATTTTATAACATTCAAGAACATTACGCCAGCCGGTTACAGTATAAACAGCACTAGTCAATAACAACCAGCTGACGATAGCAAATATTACTTGAGTTTGTGTCATATTTTATTTGCTCTGCGCTGGAAGAATGTAACTGTATTCTGCAAGTCCGCTATCAACTGTGATCTTCATAGCGCCTTGATCTGAAATACTCATTGTAACATCACCGCTCAAGTTTAGAATTGCTTGTACAGCAGCCACAGGCCAACTCCATGTGTGTTGTAGTGTACCTTCTACAGCGTTCTGAAACACAAACTCGCCTGCGTGTGTACTTGCATCGCCAAAGCTAAACACGAGATCATTTGTGCCACCAGTTGCTTTAGTAGTAACATTGAATGTAGGTTCTTCGTTGTGTGCAGCACTCATCAGTTTCATACGTCCGATACTAGCAACACTAGGTTTAAACTCTACTGCCCATGCAGCACCTTTAAATGTAACAGTTTTTAACTTCTCTTCGATAATTGCTTTGTTCATAAAGCGATAATCATTTTGGAAGTCACCTGTTGCATTTTCAAAGTGAATGTGCGTAGGAATTGTTTCACCATTGCGTTCTGCTTGTACAACTTCAATTTTAGCATCCGTTTTATATTCTGGATTCTTTAGGTGTAGTGCAAGCTTGTCTAGGTTAGGCATACCAAATGTGCCTGTGAACTCGTTAACTGCATTATGTGTAGTTGCACTTAGAATTACACTGCGATCTTCTGCCATCGAGTCAACTTTTGTTTCACCGTTATCCGATGTAACTTTAACCAGTGGCAAAAATCCTAGTGCATGTGTGTGTGCAACTACGTCTTGTAAAATATCTTTCATACTGTTTCTCCATTGAATATGTTTATTATATTGCCTTTGTCTTCATTTGTCAAGAACTTTTCTACCGTGTATTTAGGTTCAAAGCCCAGTGCCTTCATTTTTTGTGTGTTAGCACATGTCCAACTTCTTTCTCCTGGGGTATTTAGACGCACCGGTAAGTCCGGAGCCAAGTCTTGGATCCTAACAGGATTCCCCGTGCCAATATCAACTACACCTTTAACGTGTGTAGCCTTTATTAATATTTCAATTGCATCTAGTACATCTTCTAGATGAATAAAATCTCTATAGTGGTTAGTTACGTATTCTAGTGTGCCGTTGCGTAACTTGTTAAAGAACATATTTTCTCTAGGACAACTATCGCTATACACTGTATGAAAACGCATACCCACATGATCTGTACCGTAGCGTTCTGCAAGTTCTTCCATGATGAACTTACTAGCTGCATAAGGGTTCAAATCGGGCTCGTAAGCACTCGAACTGCTCGCATACAGTATACGTGTACCTTCATAGCGTTCGAATAGTCTACGGGTTGCTTCTACGTTGTTGTTCCAATATCCTGCAGGGTCTGTAAAACTTTCACGTACACCACTTTTGCCTGCTAAGTGAATAACAAGATCGGTGTCGTCTTGCCATCTATCATACGTAAGTAAATCAAACTGAGGACCATTCTTTACGTCAACGCCAAATACATTGTGCCCTCTGTTAATAAGACGTTTAAATAACGCTGTTCCAATAAAGCCTTTATGACCCGTTAATAGAATATTCATGCTGCTATACCTTGTTCTTGAAATATTTGCAAATACTCCATAGTCTGTTTCCAGCCGTCTACTTTTCTAAAATGTTTTACTACATTTGCTATAGGAAGATCATTACCGCCTTCATAGATAGCGTCACCAAAGAACCAAGTAGTATCTTCTTTGTCAAAGTCTTTTATGATTTGACTCTTATCAAAACCTTTAGGGCTAATATCAATACCTGTTTCGCCACCAACTTTTGCTTCTAAGTCAGGAAACATTGTATTAAATGCTGTTGCAATTGTATTACGTTCGTTTGTAGATGTGTCGTATGCTACATACTCTTGACGTTGTTCTGCATCAGCACCACGTCCTACTACACTAAAGTTTACCATACCAGGGCGTTTTTCAATATGAGTACCTGTGCGCAAGTTAAATCTACTTTCGTACAAACAACCATTTAAAAAGTATTCAGCAAACTCTGGTAATGTCCAATCGTTTGTATGAACGTGTGTTGCGCCTTTCCAAACGTCATTTCCGTTGCATTGATAAACACGTTTACATAGAATATAAGTGTCTTCGCCTAGTTGCTCGATGGTTTTAGACTTGTCACTGCCAGTAACTAGATAAACGTCATTACTCAAACAAAAAGAATTAAAGAACATTTTAAAATGTATGTCAATAATACCTCTGCTAGGTGTTAGTGTACCGTCTACATCAAATATAAATTTATTCATAATCGCAATATGCAACCTCATTATTTTCAAACATTGTTTCTAGTACAGCTTGTTCAATATGACAACTCATAGCAGTCTCAAACTCTGCATAATGAGTTACCTTAGGTTCTTCAAGTCCGATAACTGTGCTAACAATCCAAAGTGTCCACATCACTGTTCTCTTTCTGCTACTCGCTTGCGCAAATCACTTGAACTAAAACGGTGATCACGCTTGTTAAAATGCAAGTCTATATCGCGGCGTCTACAAATATCCTTACCTGTAAAGTCTTTGTCACGATACTCCTCTCCTAATATTCTAACATGAATATTGTACATTGTCAAGATATCTTCTAGATCTTTTTCTGTACCATAGGGGATAATCTCATCAACATACTTAACTGCTTTGAGTTGTGTGTAACGCTCTACAACAGTTTGTATAGGAGCGTTTTTTTCAGCACGATCAACGCTAGGATCTACCTGCAATCCGCAGATCAAATAGTCGCATTGTTCTTTTGCTTCACGCAACATTTGTACGTGTCCTGCATGACAAAGGTCAAACGTAGATGCTGTAAAACCTACTCTCATTGCATATCCTCCGCTAATTCTTTTAGTTTTTCTATAAGTTCTTCAATTGTATTTAGGTCCTGCTCGCTTTCTGTATCAATTTCTATTTCTAATTTAATTTTCATATCACTCTCCAAAGTCAAACAAACTGTTGAATGTAGTGTGCTGTTTAGTATCTTCTAGTGGATAGTTCAACACACCAATCAAGTTGTCCAACTTGTTGTCGATAATAGTTTCTGCCATTGCTGCGTCATCAAACGGAAGTTCTTTGAACCACTCTGGCAGTCTCATTTGATCTGTTGGATACGCTACACTTGTGTACCCTAACGGATTCTGTTTTAGTTTGCAAACAATAACTTTCATACCATCTACAATTTCTTCACTGTATTTGTCACCGTTCATACGCTTTAGTGTATTCCAGTTGATACTTGCTCTTACGTGTCCAGGCATGTTTGCTTTGCCTTGCTTTTCTTCCAAGCGTCTGTAGTGTCCAACTTTGTTTGCACGTTTGGGACTACCTTTCTCCCAACCTGGTCTTGCACTAAACTCCTTGCGGAACACAGTGATACGTTCAAGTACATCTTCACGTGGCTTATCTGTAAGTACCATTAGCAAGAGTTCACTAAGGAACTCTTGCATAAACACAGGAGTATCTGAACGTCTCAGGTCCAATCCCATAGCTTTTACTTTGCCTGGCTTACCGTCTGTGTCTGTTCTAAAACCTTCATTGTCCACAACCAGTGCCGCATAACGTTTCTTAGTAATGTACAAACCTGTTTGTGCAACAATCTCACGTCCTGCTGCAATAACATCTGCACGACTCTTTGGACAATGGAATGATTTGCCCATCATGTCAACGAATGTACTGTCTACAGCTTCTGACACTTGATCATACAATTGGATTGCTTTTTCAGTGTCCCACGGAATTTTTCCAGCTTCGATTTCTTGGCCTAAAGTGGGCCAAGCACTAAAGTACACAGAGTCAGTATCACCGTAAATAACAGCTTCGCCGACATGATCATAAACGCCTGTAATAACTTTGTTTGCTTCTGCACTCATATGTTTAACAATTGTACGTCCTGTTAGTGTAGTTGATTGTCCAATACGTTTGTCAAAGAATCTACAACCAGGGTTAAGGATCGCACCATACAAACTGTTCAAGTTAATCTTCTTAACCAGCTGTCGTTTGTCCCAGTATTCGATCTCAGCGTCATTGCCTGCATCTTTTGCTTTTTTCAGCATCTTCTGTAAGTCTTTACGCTCACTATACCAACGCTTGAGGATACCTGGAATAACACCTTCAAACTCTGTTGTAAAGATTGTACCGTTAGCAGAGAGCATCCAAGGTTGGTTACTATCAAAGATTACTTTGTAAAGTTCTGCACCACTTAGTACATCACTGCCGCCATTTTCCCACTCGACAGTAAGTGCAACATCCTTGCGTTGCTCCATAACTGCTTCGTATTCTTCAGTTGCAAATCTACCTTCCCAACTGCCTGCAAAGCTCTTCTTCTTTAGCCCCATATCTTCTGTAACACGAGCATCACTAATCTCAGGACGTATTTGTCCTACAATAGTTTCTGGAGCCATATTCAGCGCACGAATCACTGACGGATACAGTGAGTTCAAATCCATTGACGCTACCCACTTGTGCAATCCTTTCTTAGGAAACGCAACATATGCACCAGCCGCTTGTGTGTTTTCATCATCACGCTTTGCACGATTAGGTACTTGTAAGCCTCTATGCCACGCTTCGTTTACAATAGCTTGTTCTGTAACAGCAACAGCACCCATTGTTGTTTGTAGAAGCACTGTGTTAGCGTGTGCAAGCTCATTACTCAAGTCAATAAAGCGTAATTTCTTGTCCAACTTGTCAAGTAGTGCAGTATCCTGAATGTTATATTCGATAAACTTGCGGAAATCGTTGTTGTATAGTGCATCAAGTGTTCCTTCATACGGAACTTTGTTCTCGCCTACTTCAATCTCGCCAATAGCGTCCAGTCGATATGTGTGGCGTTCTTCATATGTGTACTTGCGATACAAGTTCAAACTGTCTAAGTGTACACGACCCACCAAGTCAAATGTTTCACTTTCCTTGCCAAACTTTTCATATGTACGCTTCTTGGGCAACTGTCCCCAAAGACAAAAGCGTCTTGTGTCATCTTTGCTCAATACACGAGCAGTTCTGTTTACAGTGTAGGGAATATCATAACCTTCACTGTTCCACCCTGATAAGATATCGCTGTCTTCGATTAGTGTCAAGAACGTGTCAATCATATCACCTTCTCGCTCAAATAGCATTACATTGTCAATGCCTTCAAGTTCTTTTTCAGCTTGCTCCATAGTAAGTGTTTTAGGTGGAACAGCGAGACACACCATTGTCTCTAACCATTGTAAGTAAACTGAGATTGACGTAATAGGCATAAACGGATCACTAGGATCAGCAAAGCCTTTTTCCGGATCAAAGTCCGTCTCAATATCGAAAAACGCAATGTTTAGCTTAGGAGCATCTTGATTGAGATAGTGTTCACTCAAACATTGAAAGATTGGATTGATGTCACTTTCGAACAGTTCTTTGTCTCTGTTGATAGCAACTTCCTTACGAAAGTCTTTTGTGTTCTTGCACACAATACGACTTAGAGGATCACCGTACACACTCTTGTACTTGCCTCTAGCGTCTTTATAATAAAATGTATATTTTACAGGATATTCGCGGTAAGTTCTTTTACCGTCTTTGCGTTCGACTGCTTTGATCATATCTTGATCACGGTCAAACATTGCGTCTACATAGCTCATTTTATTAGTCTCATTCCTATTTTTTTAGCTGTTGCGTATGGTGTTTTAAAACTAGATATATAGTTTTGTAATCCCATCCATTTTTCTTGCGAAATTAATTTAGATTCTATGCTTAATTTCGTATCCGATAACGGAGTAAGGTGTGCAATAATAGTACCAGCCTTTAACATTAAAGTTTTTTCTATAGAACTATTAGGTAACATGATATTAATATGACTTGCATGTTGATATTTAAATTCCATTACTCCTGGCAACACATTGTACCCATCAATGTGTTCTTTGTGCCAAACTGCATCATGCATTAAAAAAGGAGTATCTTTATTACTAGTAATATGCCATGGACTCATCAATTTAATATGCAGGCTATTTTTAAAACCATCACCCCATTGATCAGGTGTATGCACTTGAATAAATTCTCTAGACATTTGTCCAATGCCCGGCATCTGTACATCTGTAAGCTGGTTGCCTTTATAGGTGATTTTAATATCTGACCATAAAGGTATATTAATACTTTTTTTGAATAATTCGATAAATCCTGGACACGTTGCAAGTGTAGGATACTCTTGATTTCGATCGATTGTTTTAAACCAATCTGGAAGTAATTTCATACCTTCCTGTGGAGAAAATAAGTCTCTCTTTTGTTTACTACCTGATGTATGAAATATCAGATGTGTAGCAGTGTCTTTTTTCTTAAACATTCTTTTTCCTTGTTGCTTTTTGGCCAACTAACCTTTAACCTGCTCGTAAAGTGAGCGAATCTACAAGTATATAGTATTATATAAAAAACAATTGGTAAAGAGCGATAGTATTCATCATCACAAACCAACTGCACAATACAATAACAAATGCTGCTTGTCTAATCACAGCACTAACTACACCTAAAAGACTACCTACAAGATACATTGGAACAAATATCTTTGTTGCAGGATCTAAGATAGTAAATGTTAGTACAGCACTTGCACTGATTAGCAGTACTGCTTCTATCATTTCTGCATAGAAAGCCACCGGACTTGTCCTATAGCTTTCCTTAAAAAATTCACCTATACGGCTGATCACTTGTCAACACCTACTGTAGCAACAAGTGTTTCGAGATCGTCAAATGCATCTGCATGCTTTTCCCAATCACGTTTTTGTGCAATCTTAATTGCTTTGTTGATCAGTGCTGGCTTGATGTCAAGTTCTTCTGCTACAGCTTTTACAGTGTCTTTAAGACCACCTTGTAAGTCTTCAATTTCTTGTAGTACAGTCACGCCTTCTTGTACAAGACGCTCGAGTTTTGCTTTTTCTTCAGCACCATAGGTACGATCACTCATAGTTTTCTCCTTGTGAGTTTGTAGTGTTGTTACTATTATATGGTATATTTAGGTAGATGTCAAGATTTTATTTCTTGAAAATTGTATGTACTACTATAGTCATGTTTGGCACAATACATATTTTCTATTCTGTCTTTACCACCAATTTGAACATCTGTAAAAAATTCTTTTTTATAATTTTCCAATAGTTCGTTGTAAAGTTTGTCGTCAGTTTCTGCTTTTTCAATTAATGGCCAAACTGATTTATCATAATAGGCGTAAAGACTAAATGTTTTAATTAACTTTTGTACATCATCAGGTTGTAAATAAGGCTGGGGCATTTTTAAAAGCCAACTGTCCAAAAACCCTCCGATATCATTTTTTGTATCGCCATTAATATGATTAGGATCCATAAAGCCCGATTCTATTGCTATTTTCCTTAAATCTGTTCCGTGATACAGTTGTAGCATTACTACTGATAATCCATCATATCCTTTAGAGTTATGCACAAATTCTGCTGTATCTAAAACCAGTTGTCTTGTTTCAAATGGCATGCCGATTATAACGTTTAAACTATATGGAATATTACTGTCATTAATATACTCCATATGTTTATAATATACTTCATTTGAAACATTACGTTTTAGATATTTTTTTCTATATTCTTCATTGCCGCTTTCTAAACCAAATGTCATTCTGTAGATGCCTGCTTCCTTTAGTGCTTCTAAAACATCCGGAGTACAGTTTTCTATTCTAGTATTCATCCAAAACGGAATCTTATACTTTGACCACATTTCACAAAAATCAAAAATTTCTCGTTTGGGCCTTGCTAAAAAACTATCGTCTTGAAACATAATTAAATCTGGATCATAAAGTTCTTTATAATATAATAAATCTCTCTCTACAATAGAAGCAGGCTTTCTTCTCATATAATTTTCATTATTGTTAATTTTAGAAAAGTTTCGTGTAAATGGACTGTTACAGTATGTACAATTGTATGGACAGCCCCTATATGTTTCCATACTAACTGCTCGTTTGAATAACTTGCCTCCCATAGGACGATTCCATCGTTGTCCTTGAAAGCAAGAAAAATCTGGTGTAATTTCCGTTATATCGCACAACGGCTGCGGCGGATTCTTTTTAATTGTGCCGGCGGATGTTTTGACCCATAGTCCTCTGACGTTTTCAATAGTAGAACCCTGTTGCAATGCATCAATGCAATCTGATAATGCTCTTTCTCCTTCATGTAAACATATGGCCTTTACATTTGGATTGTTTATGACTATATCAGGTGCAGCAGTAGGAAATATTCCTCCTAAAATATGAGGAATGTCAAAATCTTTAATACTTTCTAATAAAATTTTTGCTGTATACCAAACGTCTTCTTGTACACTCATTAATATTAAATCAGGTTTAAATGTTTCTACCTTGTTAATAAAATCAGGAATGATTTCATTAGTAGGCTTAATGTAAAACATATCCTTTATTTCTTCTTCTTTATTAGGCCTATTTGCGCCTACTTCTGTGCTCCGTATATGTTTGTTAGCATATTCATCGCTATACTGCGTAGTTTCAAAAATTTCAACATCGCAGTTTTTCTTCTTTCCGATAGCATTAAAAATTGCCATAGCAATACTAGGCGACATCATAAGAGGCAAGTTAGGATAAACTAATAAAATTTTCATTATATATTTTTCTCAAGGTAATTGTTACTAGTATATACTACTAATTATAAAAGTCAATCAACAATCTGACTTTGCACTGTTATGGAAATTATTTTTTAGAATTTAATTTGCGCAAAAGCATTTCTTTAATCGACTCGACACTTTCGGTTTTTGCAGTCTTTGCTGCATCTTTCCATGCCTTGTCTGTTGGCGCTTTGGGATGATTTTTCGAACGACTTGTGCCAGCTTTTTTACGAGCGTTTACGTTGTGGTATAAGCCTTTGTTTTCTTCTTCGATATCTTCGTTCCACTTGTCTAACCAAGTTTCGAAACGTTGTATCTTTTTAGGGTCTGCTGCAATTTGTTGTAGTGCAACTGTATGCTTTTTAAGAAAAGCTGAATACTGTTGTTTCGATGCTCTGGGAGCAGAAGACTTTTTTACTGTTTTACTATCTTTAGTATCTTTTTTTGACGAATCTTTAGTTGAATCTTTCTCTGGTCTAAGTAAATTTAAGCTGTTATACTTGTCTCTGCCTGTTTGAAAGTCGTCTTTAAAGTCTTCGCCTACTAATTTGTCGCGAGTTGGATTTTTAGTAGTTCCTGCAGGATTTTTCTTAATAGCGTCTTTACCTTTAAGTTGACCTGCACTGCCTGTCTTTTGTGATTCGTTTAGAGTAACACCTGCTAGTGCAGCAAAGTCTGCTACACTATAATCACGATCCATTTCTAATGAACCTTCTTGTACTTCTACACTTTCCTGCACGTAGTTTACGTCAGGCGCGGCACTTTTCTGCGCTTCGCTGCCTGCACTCTCAGCTAGCTTGCGCATATCTTCTGCCGGATCACTAGGATCTAGTGCAAATAATTTGTGTTGTAGTGCATTAAAATCCATTAGTTATTCCTTAGTCACATTTGCACGAGCCAGGCTCGCCACGCGGTACGCCTGCAACTTTGCGACAGCCTTTCCAGCATTTTTTATAAATTTTGCTGTTGCCATGACGCTTGCCTTCTTCTAGTTCTGCAAGTTCTTTTTTCTCAGAAGCAGTTAACATAGTTTTGCCACATTCATTGCAAGTTTGTGTTGCTTCAGAAAGTTTATTTGCTAGTTTGTCTTGTAGTGATTCTTTGTAATCTTTCTTGTCTTTTTTCTTATTTTTCATCTTCTCCACATTCTTTTTGAACTGCGGAGGAACTTTGCCTTCTGCAACAGCATTACAGTTACAGTGCTTACAAGTTGGAGGACATGTGCAATCTTCTGCTTTAGTATCTGCACCACAACACTTGTCTGAACAATGTGTATCTCTTGCCTCAGTCACTTCGCCCATAGGACTGTTTTCATAGTCCATATGATGATATACACTGCCAATCATGTCTGCTGATTTGGTAATTTTACTCTGTACCCAACCTTCTAAGCCTTCAGCTTCACTAACGCCTTTTAGCATGTCGTGTAGTTTGATTGCATATTTTGCTAATTTATATAGATCAGCGCGAGCCATTTGTACTTCATGGTCTTTTTCAGCAGCGTGTGCTAAGTCGCCTAATCCTTCTCTAATTTCTTTATCTCTCATTGAGGTGCTCCAATACGTATTATAGTGTATTTATGCCTTTTTGTTCTTAGGCTTCTTTTTCTTGCCAGCCATTAGCATGTCTCCGTCAACAGCATTTTTAGCAGTACCGTCTGGATTACGTTTCTGCATCATACTTTTGCCGCCTACAGGAGTTACTGCTACAGCCATTGCACCTGATGTATTTTCATTTACTATATCACTCATTTTCATTTGCGTTGTCCTTATCCGTGTTCAAACCTTGCCACTGACTTTGGTGCATAGTTTTGCCTTTCGGTATACTGTTTCCAAAATGCATTACGTTCGTTAGTACTAGCTCTACGTGCTTCGTGTTCTTTTAACTTTTTAACGTAATACTCTATGTCCATTATTTCTTTCCGTATCTTTCATTTAATATGTCTTGTATCACTTGTGATCCTTTGTGTGTAAAGAATCGAGGAGCAATACTGTGTATTATAAGCATTGGTACAAGTAATTGTAAACGTAGTGCAGTCCAAAGTGCAGCTCGCATATGCTGTAAGCCGGTTTCATTTTGTTCTTCTAAATGCTTTTTACACTCTTTGCTAAACATTATTACTGTCTTTCTTTTTCTTTACTTGCAATCCACTTCATCATATTTGTAGCAGGATTTGCTAGATACCATCCAACATCACGATATGTTTTAAACTTATCTACCAATAGATCTTGTTTGATAGCAGCAAAACTTTTCCTATTATCTATTGTTATTAATTCTTTGACTTTCTTACCGCCAAACTTACTCAAAAACGATTCTAAGTTTAACATATAATAAAACTCTGTATCTAATATAACTTCGCCTTTGTGTTGGCTATAACTAGGAATACCTTTTTGATAACCACTTAGTATTTTTTGTAATTCTTCACCTTCTGGCTCATCTCTGCGACTAATAGTGCTGCCTCTAGGTCCAGCACCTTGAGCGTATTGTGGATCATATCCTTTGAAGCCACCCAAGTCGTCGATGTCTGGGTTCCAATAAGCAGTAAAGTCGCTACCTGGAATTATTATATGATTTGTACCAAAATAGTTGCTGTTGCTTGCAGGTGCTACTGTAGTTGTTTGTGCAGGACTAGCAATGTTCAGCCCTTTAAGCACTGCTGTCTGTATAGGATTAAAATTCCCCATTACACCTTTTCTAGCAGGATTGGTTATTTTTTGTATTAGGTTATTTTTAGCACCGCCGTGATATTCACCTCCGTGCATTGCTCTATAAAGAATAGGCTGGTTGCCCATTTTACTACAAAGTTCAGCAGCAACTTTCAAACGTTCTACAGCATGTTCAGTATTGTTAACTGGTATAACTTCTTCGGTGATTTCGTTGATCTTCATTTCTTCTTCCTACCACTCTTCATATTGGCACACCAATGATACATTTTAGCCTTTTCACCACTTGCATTCTTAGCACGTTTGCGTAGTGCTGTTACACTACCATTGCAACTTGCACCTGAACGTTTTACACGCCCTGGTCTGCTTTTGCCTTTTTTCTTACCATCAGCAAAGTTTTCACTATACGCTTTGTCTGTTGCTGCTTTTGCACGATCAGCATCTGGGTGGTTAGGATTAATGCCAACTACTTCGCCGTTCATTAGATCACTAATGTTAGCACTCTTGCCTACTTTGTCTAATAGTATGTGCAAACTGTCGTTAGGATCGTAGTCTGTTTCATAACCCGGCTTACCACGTACCTCAGTACGCTTGCCTGTAGCAGTGTCAGTAATGTTTAACACCAGCATTTCTTTATCACGCTCTAGTTGTAGTTTGTAACCTTCAGCAAGTCCTAGGTTAAACAACACATTAGTCGATTTACCTTTTACACGTTTGCTTAGTGTAGGCGGACGTCCGTCTCGGTCTACTTTATTGCCAAACTTAGCAGCTTGTTTCGTAACTTCGTCAGGACCTACGTCAACAGTTTGATTCTGTTTGGTAATGCGTCCAACGCCTTCTGTTATCTCACGTAATCTCATATTACCAAATCTTTACTATGTGAAAGTCTGCAGGCTTTTGAAGTTTTATTTCATTCTTCTTGCCGTCTAAATCGTAAAAAAGAAAATACTTAGGTGTAGCTTTAGCTATTTTCTTTGCTTGATAGAATTGTTGCTTTGTTTTTTCAGTACGAGCGCCATCTGCATGTACAGTTGTTTCGCTGGGAACAGTTATGATTAGCTCATACTCTTCTCTTGTTACTTTCTTCCACCAAGTTCTTAAACCCATTACTTGCGTCCTCTAAAAGTATGCCCTGTCATATACGGTTTACTAAACCATAGTTCAAACCATTCTTTATCACCGGGCTTGATGTTGTTCGCTTTTTCTTTTTTCTTTATAGCGTCAGCAGTCTGACTTATGTTCTCAAGCGTATACTCTGTGTAACCTTTGAATTCGTTTACACCAGCTAGTTTCTTTATACGCTCAAGTTCATCCATTATTCTTCCCAGATCTTTGCAAGTCTGTCACCCATTGCTCTAATTTTTTCAGCCTCGCTTGCATTACCATTTTGTGATACTGGAGCAACTTTCTCAGTTTCGACAGGAGCTACAGCAGCAGAATCTTTTCGATTGCCGTCTGTTGCACTAAATATATCATCTGTGTTTACTGCTTTATACATATTAGCTTCTCTTTTTCTTGTTGTGCTGTGCCCACGCAATTGCATATGGTGCGCCAGGATCATCAAACTTTTTCTTTAGTGCTTTGACTTGCTTCTCTCTACCTGGAGGTGCTTTTTCAACAGTCTTTCTATACTTCTTTTTCATCTTCACTTCATCAGGTGAATCGCCAAAGTATTTGTGTACTAAATCGTCAAGTTCGTTGTGGAATTTTTTTTCATCTTCTGGCGATACATCTTCGTCTACATTATCAGCTTGTAAAATTCTCTTGACATCATACTGGTCTATATCAAAATCATAGGCTATTATATCTATTGCTGTTTCTGTATCTTTGTTTTGGTCTTTTAGTTCTTTATAATACTCAACTATTTCTGGAGCAAGTCTTATCATATCTTGTGCCATTTTTTGATTTCGTTCTTTATTCCAAGTATCAAGAGCATCTTTGTCTAAATCTGGATTAGCAGGATTTGATTTTTTAAAAGGTATTACATCACCTTCGTCTACAGATCCGCCGAGTGCTTTGTCAAGTAGTTGTACTGCTGCTTCTGCACCATTGCCGTACATGAGTTTGGCAGCTTTTAGTTTATCTTCGTCACTCATTTCCGGCCAACTGGCTCTTAGTTCACTTGCACTTTTGATCTGCATACCACCAAAGTCAAAGTTGATAGTAGGACCGTATGCCATATAGCCCATTTCGTCGTGTGTGTTTACATTTTTACCTGTGTAGCTTCTTAGATATCTTGGCTCGTTTGTAGGCTTTTTAGTTTTCCTATCAATCTTCATTCTATCAGGTAACGGTTCTTCGTTTTTGTCTTTTTCACTGCGAACAAATACCAATGCAGTATCATCGTCTAACAAATGCGAGTATTCTCTATTGTTAAAAGGTGATCGAACTTGCATAAAGTTACTTTCAGGAACGCCCGCCATTGCAGCAAGTTTCTTTTTAACTTCAAAAGGAAAGGGTCGTGTTTCTTGGTCATTAGTTGCAGCAACATAAACGTTTGCTTTTCCGAATGTTTTTACTGCCCAGTCGTATAAACTTTTATGACCAGGGTGAAAAGGATGAAATCCTCCTGGCATTACAGCTACTATTTTACGGGCCTGTGCTTCAAATAATTCTCTTAATAACATCAGTACGCTCCATTACGTATCTGTGTCATTTCTTCTCCAAAGACTTTGTTAATTAGTAGACCTTTGTCTTCGTCTTTGAATACATTTTTCATACTGCCAAGATCAAACTTTTTGCAATATGATTCCATTGCACGACTGCATACTTCGCCTAAACATTCTTCTGCAACACACTTTTTACCTGTGTCAACACGATCTTTCATACGCATAATAGCAGGAAACAATTGCTTGCGATAGAACATAGGATCATTACGCATAAAGATAGCAATATCGTCTACTACATCAAATGGTAAACGATCATCAGTTGGTTGTGCAAATTCATCTATTCTCATATTACCACTTCCTACATGACCAATAACGGGCCTTTGTTCTCGGTCCTGGATTGTCACAGTTGTGTCTTGCTCTAAAAGAACGTCTACGTGCCGGATTAGACTTTTTAATTTTACTGTCTGGATCGCCAAAGTTAACTTTCTTAACGTTTTTGGTCTTAGGATCCTTTACATATACTTTGAACTTTTTAACATCGCCGCGCATTGGTTTGCCAAGTTTGACTTTACGACCTTGGTACTCTGCTTCATCCATTTCGTCATCTTCGTTGAACCACATAACACCATAGTTTTCAAAGAACTCATCACCTTCGTATGTTTCTTCTTCTACTTCTGCATCGCCGGCACTAATTTCAATATCAAAATCTTCGTAGCCTTGCTCAAACATATAGTCTGCTAATTTCTCAGCATACTCGTTTGCTTCGTCTTCTGACAATTCTCTTTGTAGAGGAATTTGAAACACTGTGCCGCCTTGTGCAGTTTCAAAAATTTCTTGTTCTGCGAAAACACTCTCGTCTAACAACTGAGCGCCTTCTTGTTTTTCCATTACTATTCTTACAAAGTGTTCCATTGTGCTTACCTTATTCGCTGCCGTACTAATATTTATCAATATCGCCACAGTATACTAATTTCTCTACACTACGGATACTTGCGCCTGCAAGTAATGTTACAAGATTTAAAATCTTTTCATCTCTCAAATAGATATAAAGACCATTTAAATAGCCGTATTTTTCCAAACTTTCTAATGCAATTGTACCTATTTTACACTTATCTTTGTTTGCTCGTAACCAATTTGCAAAATCAGTATTAATACGAGTGCTATTAAACCAAACTTTTATTGGTAAATCTGTTGGCTGATCAACAATTTGTATTTTAGTTTTAGATTTTAAAATATCTATGTGCTTGGGATTAGGTTCCCAGAACTCAGTAGTTGAGGTACGTAGCTTATGTGCAATATCTAATAAAAATTTCTTATTATTACTAAACACTGCAATTGAACAATACGGATCTATTCTTAATTTATATTCGTCAAATTTTCTAAGACTAGAATAAACAGTCATAGCATCAAGATATTCATTAACATCAATTACAACATCTGATCGAAATTGCCGTTTTAGTAATGGCTGATTTTGTCTGTATTGTTCAGTTAATCTGTCGAGATGTTGTCTTGCATAACTTAATTTTTCTTTCTTTTGGAGTTCTGAACGAAAGATGCCGTTAAGTTCATTTCGGAATACCAATTTATAAAGGTATTCCGAATAGAACAACTTACTTGATTCAGAGTGTTTCAACTGTTTTCTCGTTAACACAAGTTAATACCAAACTGTTACTTTTAAAATCAACAGTTACTTTACCACCAGTTTTTAACTCACCAAACAAGATTTGTTTTGATAGCGGGCGTTTAATATCTTGATCAATTACACGCTGCAATGGACGAGCACCCATTTTAGGATCAAACCCTTTGTCTACAAGATAATCAAGTGCTTCGTCTGTAACAACAATGTCAATGCCTTTGTCTTTGACCATGTTTTTAAGTTCAACAAGGAACTTTCCAACAATCTTCATCATCACAGGCTTGCCAAGACTTGCAAATGTAATCACACCATCAAGTCTGTTGCGGAACTCTGGACTAAAGAATTTCTTAAGAGCTTTGTCTTCGTAGACATGTTCGTTATCATCTCCACCAAAGCCAATTGTATTTTTCTCAGCATCCTTTGCACCTAAGTTAGTAGTAAGAATCAATGTACAGTTACGTGCATCTGCTTCTTTACCGTTTGAACCCGTGATCTTACCATTGTCCATTACTTGCAACAAGATTTGTGAAACATCTGGGTGCGCTTTTTCAATCTCGTCAAGTAGCAATACACAGTTAGGCGACTCTTGTAGCTTGGTAATCAAGATACCTGCGTTTTCTTCGTGACCTACGTAGCCTGGAGGTGAGCCAATTAGCTTGCTTACACTGTGTTTCTCCATATATTCACTCATATCAATACGTACAAGTTTTACACCCAGTTGTTCGGCAAGTGCTTTGGCTGTTTCTGTTTTACCAGTACCAGTTGGACCCATGAACACAAACGCACCTACTGGCTTATCATCTGGCTTGAGACCTGCTTGACTCACAAGAATCTTGTCTACAACGCTTTCAATAGCATCGTCTTGACCGTAAACAACTTTCTTAATATTATCTTCAAGATTAGCAAGATTACTTGTTTCACGTTCTGCTACTTGCTCTGTAGGCAAGTCTAACATTTTTGCAATTTCAAACTGGATTTCTTCTTCGCCGACAACTTTTTCGCCATCGACAACATTATTAACTTTAAATCGACTACATGCTACGTCAATCAAGTCAATAGCTTTATCAGGCAGTTTTTTATCGCTTTGATATTTAACACTTAGTTTTACAGCAGCATTAATAGCTTCTTGTGTAATAGTAGTTGCGTGATAGTCTTCGTAGTATTTCTTAATACCCTGTAAGATTTCTACAGTGGTTTCTTTACTAGGCTCGCCGATTGTTACACGCTGGAATCGACGCATAAGAGCACGATCCTTTTCAAAGTACTTGCGATATTCCTCCCAAGTAGTTGATGCAACAACTTTCAAATCACCTTTAGTAAGTGCAGGCTTTAGCATGTTAGCAAGATCATTTGATCCGCCACTGCCACTTGCTCCAGCGCCACTCATCATGTGCGCTTCATCGACAAACATAATGGTTTTGCCTTGCTTTGTAAGTCCTTGCAGTACTAGTTTAAAGCGTTCTTCAAAGTCTCCTCGATACTTAGATCCAGCAAGCATAGCACCAATATCTAGATTGTATACTTTATACTCTTTTAAGAATTCAGGAACAGTTCCTTGTTCGATGTTATAAGCAAGACCTTCTGCAATAGCAGTTTTACCTACGCCTGGATCACCTACCATTAGTACGTTGTTTTTAGCACGACGACCTAGTGCAAGTGCCAAGCGTTCGAGTTCTTCGCCGCGACCAATAATAGGATCTACTTTGCCGCGCTTAACTTGATCGTTTAAGTTAGTTGTAAATGCACGGAGTGCTTTACGAGCTTCGCCACTCATTTCTTCTTCGGTATCAAACTCTTCTTGGAGTTCGTTATTGATGAAATCTGCAAACTTTTGCTTATCTACTTTTCCTTTTTCTAAATAGTAAGCTGAAATACTTTTTCTTTCAGAAAGAATAGAAAGTAGAACATCTGTTAGTTCAATGTGTGTCCGTCCGGCAAATAGTGTTTGTGTAAATGCACGATTGAGTACACGTTCTACAGTTGCAGTTTTTTTAGGTTTAAATTTAGTTTCATCTATTTTAATATCATCACATTGCGTTTTAAGATGATGTTCAAGATTAGCTTTGATATAATCAACATCAGCACCAAACATTGTAATAACATTTACAAAATTTTCTTCACAGAACATTCCGTACAGCAAATGTTCTATTGTTACATACTCATGCTGTAGCTTTTGTGCATCCTTGATGCTTTTATCAAATACTAATTGCAGCTCTTTGCTTGGTTCTACCATAATATTATAGTTCCTTTTTGATATCTTGTATTTTGTTTAGTACTGAATTATCAGTTATTTTTGGTATCTTTGCATCAATTGTGACATATAAATTGCCACGTTTCCCGCTTCTCATATTAGGCACACCGTATCCGGGTATACTAAATGTAGTACCGATCTGTGTTCCTTGCGGGATCTTAAGTTCTAGTTTTTTATTCTCTAACGTTGTAATTATTATAACACAACCCAACAATAAGTCAAATACATTTACGTCTTTTTTAACAATTAAGTTATCGTTGTCTCTGTCCCAATTTTTTTGTTTAGTAACAAAAATTCTGACTTGTAAATTTCCTCTAGGATATCTAGGATGTCCTTCGTCGCCTAGACCTTCGTATTGTACAGTGTCACCGTGCTTTGCGCCAGCTGGCACTTCAACTGTAACTGTCTCTAATCTGCCTGTGCTTAGTTGATACTGAATAATGAGACTTTTTCCTGTTAAAACATCCTTTAAATCTATTTTTGCTTGTACAGTAATATCTCTGTTACGAGGAGTTTGTCTCTGTTGACCAAATCCTTGACTGAACATATGTTCAAACGGTGACCCTCTAAATGGATTTTGCTGTTGATTTTGAAATGGATTATGTGGATGATCGTATGCATCACGTTTGTCACTGTTACTCAGTACTTCGTATGCACTTTGTACTTTAATAAACTCATCTTGATTCCCACCACGATCAGGGTGATGTTGCATACTTTTTTTCTTGTATGCTTTTTTTATTTCTTCTGGTGTGGCGTTTCTATTAACGCCCAAGATAGAGTAATAGTCCATACATTTACTTATCGTATGGACTATTATAGTTTATTAGTAGTGATTAGTTACTTGCCTTTGCCTTTGTATGCTTGTGCACCAAAGAACGCTGCAACAATACCAGCAACAGCAACAAAATATGTTGGTGCCATGCTGCCTAATACCTTTGCTGCTTCTCCAAGTCCTGCAAAGCTTGCGCCTACAACTGCAAATGGATACAATAGTAGTCCAAATAGTGCAAACCATGTCATACTACGCTGTGCATCACGCATAGCATCTGCATCTTCAAGTTCTTTACGTTTAAACTCTAAGTGCATTTCCATTTCTTCTTTTGAAATGTGTCCATCACCGTTCATATCAGCACCGCCAATAGCACCACTATCAATAGTCATTGTGCCTGCAGGTCTTTCGTATGAAATTTCTGGTGCTGCTGCTGGAGCAGGTGCCGCTGTTGGAGCTGCTGCTGGAGCTGCTGCTGGAGCTGCTGCTTTGCTTTTTAATTCGTCTGGCTTTTTACGTGGCATATTATTTTCCCTCTAGTTTTTTAATACGAGCTTCTAACTCGTCTACTTTTTTAGTTACTTTAGGATATCTTTTACGCCATGCTTCCGGATCGTCTTGTAGGAAATCCCAACCAAAACGATCTACTAAACTATCTAGTAGTGCATCAAATTTTGACATTAAATAAAGTGCTGCGTGTGTATTTCTAAACCACGCTAAAAATGCTGCCCCAAGCACTGATCCAGCAATAGCTGTGTAGATCCACAGCGTATCGCCAAACATGCGATAAATCATATCCATAGTAAACCCTCTCGTTACTATGAATATTTATCTTTAGTTAAATGGATTTAGGTCTATGCCGCTCTTAGCAGCTTCTACAGCAGCCGCTTCTTCTTGGGCTTTGCGTTGTAGCTCTGCATCTTCTAGAGCTTTTGTAGACGCTTTGTAGTAGTTGTCGTAAGCCAGTATAATTTGTTGTTGCTGTTGTACCAGCGCACGAATGTCTGAGAAGTTTAAGCCAAGATTTTCATAACCTTGTGCTGTTAATACAAATATAGCCAGAGGAGCGCCGCCTGCTGTTAGTTGAGCAAGTTTTTCATCCATATTTTCTTCGTTAATAACAATCCACTCGATACGGCGCATGTTGACTTGATCAACATCTGGCAGTACTAGTTCAGGTTTATCAATTGGCTTCGACGTTACTTGTATTGTTTGCGGGGTCGTTGAGCAAGCCGCGAGCCCTAAAACTATCATAAAGCCAAGGACACTCTTTGTTAAAAGATTCGCCGTTAGTTGCATTTTTCTCTTCCTCTGTTAGTGCAGCATTTGATAATAACTCGAAACATCTACTTGCATTTGCTGTACCTCTATTAACAGCACGTTCAATTGACTCTGGCTTATTTGCTGCTAATAGCCCCAAGTCAAAATCTGCAAGTTTACTTGCTAATCTATTGTTCTGTTGACGAATGGCAGCAAACTCACTATTAACTCTTTTGAGTTCTTCGTTAGCTGCTGCAAAATCTGCTGCCATTGTCTTGATAGTTTCTTCGTTTGTAGCTACTGCCATTTCTAATTTAGCATTGTTTTCTGTAAGTACAGCAATAGTCTTCTGTGTATCTGTGTAATACCAGTATCCTATACCACCCATAGTCATAATAACAATTAAAAGTATTCCTGACAGTTTCATAATTTAGCCCTCAAACATAAGTTTTAGACTTGCAGGTCCCATAATACCGTCCGGTGTTAGTCCGTTTTCTTCCTGCCAAGCCTTTACGTGTGCTTCTGTGCCTTTACCAAAGATACCGTCTGCACCTATTTCCAATTCTTCTTGTACTGCTGCAACAGTTGGTCCTCTTGAACCTACACGCACTGTTTCATATACAATAGCAGCCGGATCAAAGTCACCGCCTAGTACATGCATAGCATGCTCATAGTGCTTTTCACGATCCTCTAAGCCAATGTAGCCACCGTTGATACGTTTTGTAGCACCTTTAACATCACAAGCATCTGCATACTTGTTGATATTGTTTGTATCCCAGAACCAGCAAGCACTATCAAGTGCGCCTTTTTTAGTGCGTACATATTCGACAGCTTCTTCTGGCGACATTTCCATTTCTTCACCAAATTTAGTGTAGTTGTATCTGCCTGTCAACTGTAGTATGCCGCCGCCTCTAAAGCGCCATCCATCGCCACTATCTGTATCGCCGTTGTCCATTCTATCTGCATAGATTACATTTGCAATTTTACGTGGCTGTCTGTGATATTCTTGTGCATCTCTACCAGCACGTTTAAAATACTTACCAAACAGAGCATCAAGTGCTTTAGCTGAGTAGTTTAGGTTTTCAGTTAGTACTTTAAAGTTGTTTGATTCGTGTCCGCACTGTGCAATAAACATTGCCACACGCTCTGGTGTATCTACTTCCCATAGAGGGAGGATTTCGCACATTGCGTCATACCAGTCTTCTGCTTCTTCGTTACCACGAAGCATCTCAATTACCATTTCTTCGGTAAATTCAAATTCAAAATCTTCAGCTGCCATTTTCTATCCTTATAATATAATGCGTTCAAGTACTAAAGTTTGATCATCGTTTTCAAACGTTAGCTTACTGCCATATTTAGTAATGTTGTAGTCGCCAATGTACTTAGAAAGGAAAATAATTTCACTAAAGTCGTTTGCATTAAAGGATTCAGTAATAGAATCAAGTGTTTTTTGTGTAGGCCCAAAGTCTACAAATTTAAATGCAATTGGATCTGCCCATGCTTTTTTAATAGTGAGCATGTCTCCCCACATGGTTACGTTTTCAACCATGCTCTTGTTAAAGAAATTTGTATAGTTGTTTAGAGACTCTGACAAGTCGCCGCGAATGTCACTATCCACACCGTATAGGTCTGCTTCAAGTGGAATTGTTTCTTCAAGTTCTTCAAGTGTTAAAGGCTTACTGCGGAACTCTTTGTAGTAGCGAAATTTAATATCTCCCATTCCAGTTAGATTTTCCAAACCATTAGCCAGTTCCATAATTTGCTCACCAACAGCATCGTCTCTTTCAATTTCAACAAACACTTTATATGTGCCATCTGCTTGTTCGCCACTAGTAGCGTCAGCGTCAAGTACAAATGTGTATCCGCGTTCCATGAAACTTGCTAAATCATCGGCACTTTCTTTGGTCTTAGTAGCAAATGCAACAGTAACAATGTCCTTGTCAGCGCCCATTTTACTTTTGTAGCCGTCTATTTCTAAAATGTCGTCTACTAGGTCTTTTAAGTCGTATTGTTGCAAGCTCATTATATTCCTGCCTCCGCTGCTGGATCTGCTGCAACATCTGCAGGTTGCGCTTCTGGTGTGGGCTCAGGTGATTGTGTAGGATCAATAAATGCTGCTTCGATATAACCTGTGTAAATATCTGCAATTAGTTTTTTAGGCATCTGAATTTCAACAATCCAAATTGGACGTCTATCTAGTTTGCCTTTTTTAGTACCTGGACGAATATCATCTTGTTTTTCAATTTTGCGCGGTTCAACAATATGACTTTTCTTGTATTTTACTTTACAGTCATAATCTAATAGACGTTTTCCACCCATTGGATCCGGCATGTTCTCAGCATCCCAAAAGAAACTACAAGTAACCCAATGTCTTTCAATTTTTGGACCTTCGGCTATTTCGCCATCTTTCCAGTTTTTGTAAACATAGATATCCAACTCATCCAACACCCGTTCAAAGTCCTTTAGTACATTGAAGGAAGTATTCGAATCATAGATAGATTCTACATTTTTAATAATATCTAAAACGTCATGCATATTTAAAGTCCAGTCTCTTTACTATACTTATTTATCGCAGTTTAGGAGTTAAGTTATATTTTTATTCTGGCATCTCGATGATAAGTAATTGTGTAGGGAAGATATTTTCCGTACTGGAAAATAAAGTCCTTGCTAAATTATCCCACCAAGGAGGACACTTAATGGGTGCTAAGAGAAAAGCTGCTGAAAAGCGCAATTCAAACAAAGGCTACAACAATGTAGTCGATATTAAACCATTCCAAAAGCCTAAAAAACAGGTTGAAATACTTCCAAGAAATAGAAATCAAGAAAGCTACGTGTTATCACTGCTCGATCAAACGAAAGACATAGTCTTTGGCATCGGTCCAGCAGGAACTGGCAAAACTCTATTGGCTGTGCAAGTAGCTGTCAAAATGTTTAAAGAAGGTGCTGTTGACAAGATTATTGTTACACGCCCGGCTGTTTCGGTTGACGAAGATTTAGGATTCTTACCAGGTACGCTAGAAGAAAAAATGGCACCATGGACAAGACCTATCTTTGACGTACTAAAAGAGTATTTTAGTGCAGCTGAGATCACTGGAATGATTCAGGAAGGCATCATTGAAATATCACCATTAGCATATATGCGTGGTAGAACTTTCAAGCGTTCGTTTATTTTAGCAGACGAAATGCAGAACGCAACACCAAACCAGATGAAGATGTTGTTAACACGTCTAGGCGAAGAGTCTATGATGGCAGTAACAGGCGATCTCAATCAAGCAGATAGATTAAAAGATAATGGCTTAATTGATTTTACTAATCGATTAGAAAACGGCAATCAATCATGTTTGGACATAGTCCACTTTGCGCAAGGAGATATCGAAAGACACGCAGCAGTTAAGGCTGTCCTTCAAGTTTATGGTGATGAATAACTTCAACATCTGACTTGTTCAAAAAATCAATGCCCTGTGTGCTACGATATTCATTTTTGTAGTACACAGTGGCTATTCCACTTTGATATATTAGTTTAGCACAGTCAATACAAGGCTGGTGTGTAACAAACATTGTTGCACCCTCTCCGCTTTCGGGACTTTTTGCTAGTTTAGCAATTGCGTTAGACTCGGCATGTAGTACTTCTGGTTTAGACTTTAGAATAGTATTGCCCCAATCGTCCTCACCATTCCATTCTTCGCAACAGTTGTCCCATCCTGCGGGCATGCCGTTATATCCAATAGATATAATACGATCATCCTTAACAACAATAGCGCCCACTTGTAGACGCTGTGCTGAACTTAGTTGTGCAAAACGTTCTGCAACGTCCATGTATGCTTCAATAAACTTAGGTTTCATTTTGACCATTCCAATATAAACATTGTTAATAATTTGTCTGTAGGTAAGATTAAAGTCATGCCCTGCATCTTGCATTTATTCTTAGAGCACCATGCTAATAGTTTATCGACAGTTTCTTCAGCACCCCAAAACTTGTAGTCTGTTAGAATTATTAAGTGTCCAGGGTCTTCGTGAAGCACACTGTCTGCTATAATGAATCGATTGATTTTCCAATCTGCAAGTATGTCTTCATTCATTTTAACAACATTAATAGGTATTCGTGTTTTGTGTATATTAGAGGCCAACTCCACCCTTTGATAGGGGGACGTCCGTTTTGATCATATAGTATATGCACAATATGGTATTTTGTTAACCATATACGTTTTTTGCTAAAACTACTGTAAACAGGCAACCAAGCAAACTTTTCTTCATGTCGCTCTTGGTCGTTTAGCTTACTGCCGTAGTAACCATGTCCCATCATTCTGGTAAATCTATGTCTTGGTGCTTAATTTTATAAGTTTTCTTTTCTTTAACATATTTGGTCCAGCCTTTAAATGTCATTTTGTGCATAGCTGTAATTGCATTATTTCGTATCCATGCTAATTCACTTGCATTGCCTGTTCTAAGAAGTACCGGATCTCTTTTAATAGGAATCATTTGTACCAGAGGATCGCCTTGTTTAATAAATGTATACTTGTTTTCTTTGAGCATTACATTAATAGGAGAATGAAGTCCGCCGAGATCATGATCAATAATACCTGGCATCGCTTCAAAATTTACATCCTCATGATAAAACATCGGAAGATACAAAATACTCCATCCTTTTTTAGACCAAGTTCTCCATGGATTGTCTAATTTTAAAGGAGTTCTTACACGATATTTCTTTTCAAGAAAATCTCCAATTTGTTCTTTAGAATGTATTGCATTATTATATGTTGGATCACTATATCTACCAAAGATATTGTCTCCTTGCGGAGTAAACTCCATGTCACACCATGCAGGTATCACATAACCTAATGAAAGATAATCTTTAATACCTGGGCATGCTTTTACAGTTTTTATACTATCAATCATATGAGTTTGTTTATCAACAAACGCTGGTAAATTTTTAAAACGTGTTGGTAGAAAATTAGAAGCAGGTGTAATAGGTGCATATTTTCTTACAGCCCAATTATCACACTCGAAATTAATTTCAGGAGTTTTTTTAAAAAGATTAAACATTTATACCGCCATCGGTGCTTTAATACTATCCATAGGATCGTAATTATTCAGTTTATATTGTGCAGGCACAGTCTTTACAAGCTCGTCTAAATTAGTAAACGCAGGCATTTCTAGTGTAGGACCAGCAACTGGTGTTCTTATAATCTGCTGCTTTACTTGTTCAAAGTGATTTTGGTAGATGTGACAATCGCCACCAGTCCAAACAAAGTCACCGACCTTCAACCCAAGAAGTTGTGCAAACATATGTGTGAGAAGACTGTAGCTGGCTATGTTAAAAGGTACACCCAAGAACATATCAGCGCTGCGCTGATACAATTGACAACTTAGTTCACCGTCTTGAATATGAAACTGAAACATAGTATGACAAGGAGGCAATGCCATTACATTTACTCTGTCAGCATTCCAAGCACTTACAATATGACGTCTACTATTGGGGTCATAGTACATATTTTCCAGTACTTCTGCAATTTGATCTACAAATCCAAGTGCAGCATCCCAGGTTCGCCATTGATGCCCGTACACAGGTCCTAGGTCCTTTACTGTATCTGTGTTAACATAGCCTAGGTCTTTTGCTTGTTTGTTGGCATTAGCAGTCCATATGGTGTTTTTGCCCACTAGTTCTTCACGTGGCTTACCGTAATGTATCTCAGCTAGCCTACGTTCGTCACTTGAACCTTCCAAGAACCATAGCAGTTCACTTACTACACTCTTCCAAGCAAGCTTCTTTGTAGTAACAGCAGGAAATTCGTTGCGCAAATCAAAACGCATTTGATGTCCGAATACACCGCGTGTGCCTACACCTGTTCTGTCGTCACGATCTTTGCCATGTAGTAAAATATGATGTAATGCGTCTAAATACTGTTTCAATCTGCTTTCCTTTTCTTCCAAATTTCAAAAGTTACATCGTCGTGTGCTTCTGACCAAGTTTTTTCAAACAAACTTTCAATTTTTCTAATAGGCAAGTGTGCATCACACTCGTATGTGCCTGGAATACGACTAATATAAAACTCGTCAATAACGCCCAGTGTCTGTTCAATAACATTAGGACCACCGATTACCCAAGTAATCAATCCACTGTACTTAGCTTCAACGCTGCGCACACCTTCAATAATATCACCGTTGACGAAATCATCTGCAAGCGGACAGTTTTCAGGCTTGCTGGTTACAACAACGTTCTTGCGTTTAGGCATAGGCTTTGGCATGTCCGGATCGAGATATGTTGCACTGCCCATTACCACTACATGACCTACAGTGTTGTCTTTGAACCATTGAAAGTCACGTTTGACGTGCGGCCACGGAAGTGTGCCTTTGTTGCCTACTCCGCCGTTCTCGTCACATGCTAATATTGCTTTAATCATTCTATTACCTTTACTGGAATAATTCCAAATTCCTCATATTTATTAGGTACGCCATCAAATGCTTCATGATCTGTCATAGGGTCTTTTTCTTCTGTAATATTTACGCCCCATTCAGAAACTTCTCTATTAATAGCATCCCATTTTTCTCGTTCATCAAACTCAAGAGCACTATCTAATACAATGGCACTCACTGGACACTCTGGTTCACAAACACCACAGTCGATACATTCGTCTGGATTAATTGCTAAAAAATTATCTGCTTCGTAAAAACAATCAACTGGACAAACTGAGATGCATGTTGTATGTTTGCATTGTACACAGTTGTCAGTTACTAAGTATGTCATTATAACCTCGCTAATCTAATTAATGTTGCGGCTAAGTTAATTTCTGGATCTGCAACTAATGCATGATCTACTAACCCTTGTTTAATAGTTAGCACTGCGCTGTCCTGTTGTTCTTCGTTTCCGAACAGCTCGATGTTGTCATACAGCCAACGATAGATTTCATCCATCTCTTCTGGCAATACTTGGCTACAAATAAGTTTACGTGCTTCTGTAATTTTACCTGCTTTAAACAAGTCCACCATCTCAAGTTTATAGTCACTTGTTGACGCATCTGCGTTCTTAGTAATCAGTGTACCTGTTTGCGACTCCAATTGCACAGTGTTGATACATTTACGCAAGTCTGGATAGTAAGCCTTGACATACGTATCTAAGGTGTCTAGTTCAAACTGTACGCTCTCTGTAAGCAGGATCTCTGCCATACGTGCTGTAAACTCTACCTGATCAATCTTAGCAATGTGCATGTGCTGACAGCGACTGTGGATAGCTGGCATAATCTTGTTAGGATAGTTACAGGTTAGGATAAAGCGCACACTGTGACTGTAGTCTTCCATCAAGTTACGTAGTGCAGGCTGCACACTGTTGATGTTCATGTAGTCTGCTTCGTCAATAAGCACAACCTTAAAGTCACCAAACGGCATAGTCTGACAGAATGTAATAAGTTTGTCAACCCATTCAATCTTACGTGCTTCTTTAGATCCGTTAGCAATCATAACGTCAGTGTCTTGCACATCAAGTTGATTGATAAGAATCTTAGCAATAGTTGTTTTACCTAGCCCTGCACTACCACTCAACAAAATATGCGGAATACTACCACTGTCAATCCAACCTTTGATTTGTTCACGCTGCGATTCGTCACGAAACACGTACCCATCTACACTTTTAGGACGATACTTTTCTACCCATAATTCTTTCATTAGTTTATCCTTCTGTTAAGTCGTACTTAAAGTTTTGTGTTGTACTGTTAATAGCAATTTGTTTTGCACCATTGCGTATGTGAAAATGTGTAGCCATAGGAGTTAGCGGACTTAATGTTACTAGCGTTTTTATACTGTCTGATTTTCTCATTAGTTCGCCTACCTTGCCAATAAGTTCTTTTCCTGCGCCGCGCTTGCGACTCCATACAGTATAAGCAACTGCTGTATCTGCATCTTCTTTAAAATATGCGTTTTGACTCATAAGATCTAGTTCTTTAGTACTGCAAGGTATGTCATTTGTGTAAGCAATACAAATAATTCCTTCAATTTCATCTTGATACTTTAGCCCGTATATTTTTCTTCCATAGTTAGTACGCCATTCTAAATCAAGTTCCGGACGTACCGGATCTTCACTTACATCAATATCTTCTAATTCAACTAGCTCAGTAACTTTAACCCATCCAAAGAAGTTGTCAATTTTATTCTTAAACTTTTTAACTTTACTCATTCGACCAACTTACTCCATATCTTTAGTTTATCACGTTTAGTAGCTATTCTAGCATCAATTTCTTCTTTTGTCAACAAGCCACACTCGATCATTAGATCAATCAAACATTGTACATCGCCCACTTCTTCTAGCAGTTTGGTGCGATTGTTGATTGCAATTTCGTTGTCTTCTAGTGCTTGTTCAATTGTATCAAACTTGCGAATAATTTTACTACAGCGTTGTGCAAGTTCGCCGCACTCTTCCATAGTAATAACCATAAGCTCTTGTAATTTGTTTAATGGCATTAGCGTTGAACTCCTAGTTCTTTGTATGCAAACTGCACACCCTTTGCTTGGAAGTAAGCGTCTGCTAGTGCGTTGTGCAAGTCAGTCTGTTGCAGAACTTTGCGTGGATCGACTTTACAGCATCCGAAAAGTGTACGAGCATCTTTGATTTGCCAAAACTGCCAAGGAATGGGAACACCTAGCATACGATACATATCTTCCATAATAGTCAAGTCAAAGCCATAGCCTTGTCCCCAGATAGTATCAACACCTACGCTCCATTTGCTTACTTGACGCAGTGCTTCTTCTACAGTCACAGCACCAGTCTGATCAAATGCTTCTTCCATTGCTTTAGGATCTTGTTTAGCCCACCATGCAATAGTATCATCGCTTGTGGTACGTCCTAAGCGATCCTGATCGTCTACACTAACTTTAAGATAGAGTTCACTGTGTGGCTCACTATCGTCAAATGGATTAAATTTGATTGCTCCTAAACTTAGTACAGTACAACTGGGTTTTGTATCCAGTGTTTCTAAGTCAATCATTCCGTGAGTAGCCATAATTAGCCCTTCCTATTTTCTTGTCCAATGCCCGAGATGATAAGGAATATATAAAGAATAGGCCAAGCCCATCCAGTTAGGTATCCTGTAATGTGTAGTGTCATTAGTGCAATGCCTGTAAGTCCTGTTGTACCTAAGCCTGCTGTTTGTGGTGTAATTTTCATGAAAACTCCTTAGCTTTATACATATTATAACGTACAAATGCTAAGGAGTCAAGTGTTAATTTAGATATTTTTTTCGTTATAAATTTTGCTTCGAAAGTCGTTAGTCAAGTCAATCGGTTGTGACGAATTAAAACTATCAACAACTTTTTTAGCCAATACATAATGATTATCTATAGTCATATGATTTAATCTAGGGTCAAACCCTGTTTTTCTATAAAATTTAACCAACGTTTCGGCAGAAGCAAATTCTGCATCACACACATGCTCTGTTAAATTTCCATACACCCCTGGATAATCAGCAAACCCAGGAACTACTAAAAACTTTACACCAGGTCTTGAAATTATCAAATATTGTATAGCATAAACATATGCAGTATATTGTATATCGTCTAACTGATTATTCTGTAAGTGTGTGACATATTGTTTTAAAGCTAATTCGTGTTCTTTTGGATGTGCGCCAGATTTCATGTTGCTAAAGTTGCTTAGTGCAGGATCATCTGGAAAAAACCATTTTCTATTAGGACTTGTCGGCTGTATAATAACATAGTCATTTTTTGAAAAATTATTACAGTTCTCTATTAATTTTTTAAAAATGTAATCATTTGCTACGCCAAATTGCGAAAAGTTTTCAATGTTGTCTTGGTCAATATTTAAACTTTCTGCAACAAGGTCTAACCAATTTTTTTCATAATGCCATATATTCTCGTGTCTAAAAGAAGACCCGATACTATAACTATCTCCAAATACCCACAGTTTCATATTATGCTTTTACAAATTTGTCTAGTTCAGGCGCTTTCCAATTTGACGGTTTCAATACTTTCCCGTCTTCTCTCTTGCGCACTTTGCCAGTCTCTGGATCAATCTTTGCAAAGTTTGTGTCCATTACTTCTTCCCATGCGCCTTCTCCGTCAAATCCGCCTGCTCTGATAGCACCCATAGTAACAACTAGGATATCTACTAGTGCATCAAGTTGTTCTACCTTGTCATCTGCTGCTACCGCTTCTACAAGCTCGCTTACTTCTTCGTCAATAAGCGACAAGTACATCTTGTAGTTTGCGTCACTAGGCTCTTGGTCACACGCTTTTTGAAACGTGTCAATATCTTTAAATGGATTCATTTGTTCCTCTTACATGAATGCTGATGGGTCAATTGTTGCATGTTCGCCGTCACCGTACTCTCCGCCGATTTGAACGCCTTCTGGTTTCTCGTTTGATACTGCTAGAATACTCTCGCTTTCTACCATACGATATTCTTTTTCGCCTGTTCCGTCGTCGACTAGCATACTGCGTGTCCAACGTCCGTGTTCTATAAGAATCCAGTCACCTGCTGCATACTCGTCTTTGTTGTCTGGACCTTTATCATATACTCTAGCCCACCGAGGATAGATGCCCCGAGTCGTGCCGTCGTCGTCCTTGATGATAAGTCCGCCCGCAGTCTTTTGTTCGCCAAAATACATATCAGTCACAAGTACTCTGTTTCCGATAGCACGTAGACTGCCTTCGATTGCATTAAGATTTATAGCCATTATTCACCTTTAGGTACAAAGTTGCCGTTTTCGTCTTCTACCCATGCATCAGCTTCATCAAGCATCTCTTGTTCTGCTGCTGTTAATGGAGCGTCAATGACAGCTTCATCTTTTTTAGTACTGGTTGCAGCTTTTTTTGTAGGGGTTTTCGCCGCAGATGGAATATCTTCTTGTGGTTTATTAGATCGAGCTCTGCCGCTAGAATCTTGTACTGATCCTGCTTGTGCATAATGCTCTGCCACAACTTCTTCACGTTTTTTAATAATTTGACCACCTGGGCCTAGTTCGTCGCCGCGAGCATTTACTCGAGCATTACCAACCGCAGGTGTTAGTTCATTGCGTTTTCTAAGCAGATCCATGTCTACTTGTTTGCCTCGCATACTTCTGTGCTGTTTTTTAGCTGCTGATACTTTTGACATATCTTTCTCCTTTAATTATATACTTACTTATCTCAAGAACTCTCTCCAATCCAGGTCAAACTGGATTGAATTAATACGATGTACACCTATCAAATACAACACATAACTTGCTACACTTGATCCGCGTCCTACGCCCCATACAATATCATTCTCACGCATAAAGTCTACAAGATAGATCATATAACGTAACAAGTTCATCATTCCTCTACCTTCAAACTCTGCAAGTTCTTCAGCGGACCTTGCTGTTTCGTCTTGTGTAGTACATTTTGTAAGAACGTAGTTGTGTACGTTTAGTGTTTTGTATTCATCAGGCATAAACCATTCACCTTGACATACACCGTCAAAAGTCTTTTGATCTACATCTAGGGGAATATATTTCTGTAGTTTGTCAAAGCCTTGTTCTTCCATCGCAGCATTGAACTTGTCTACATCGTCGTCAGCATCACACAACACTACATGCACCTTATCCGCATGACCACTATAGATCATATCGACTAAGTCTTTGTTTGTAAATCGTGGAATACCAAGTTTGTCAGTTTTCATAAGCATACACTTATTTTAACTTACATTAATTAAATCGTCAAGTCCTGATTCGCCATTTTCTTGATTTTTCTGACGTTCGTATTCGACGGCACGGCGTGTTTGTACTTCTTGTTTGTAGATTTCTAAGAAGTTTGAGATTTGATGTTGTACTCCAGGATTTGCAGTCATAAAGTATCTGCGTTGGAGTACAACTATTTTTTCTTCTAATTCGTTTATAGTAAGATCTGCTAAACTATCAACCAACGGATTAATCATTAGGTGTATTGTCCTCTGTATTCTGCATATACAGTTGTTCCTTGATTGTATGTCCAAAAATCAATGATTATAGGATTAGTACTACTGTCTACAGTAGCAGTTGCAACGCCGCCTACTCTAGGATAATCTGCACTATATTTAATTATTCCGCCGCCATCGACCGTAAACGTTACAGTTTTAGCAGTGTCATTGCCTAACATCTGAACAGTCATTTTAGCAACATGATCTCTTTCAGGCCAATCTGAAAGTGCAAAGTTAATAGTGCTGTCGCCTTCAGATAAATTAATATTCATGCTTTGGTAGTGTCCGTTTAAAAAACTAATATTCATTCCACTAGTAGCAGCACCGATGTTATGATACTTTTCAGTGTTTAGTGAAAAATTAGCATTTGTAACATCACTACCTAAAAAATCATTCGATTCGTTTAGTTTAGCAGTATTAGCTTGGAGAGCAGTTATTTCACTAGTTGCTGTTGCTAATCCTGTTTTAATAATTGTGAAGTTGTCGCGAAATCCTTGAGTGTCGTTATCGACACCTGCTACTGGATATGCTCCATCAATTGTTCCACTTATAATATTGCTTGGCATGTTAATTCCTCTTTTGTATATTTATCGATGTTACACATTGAATTGGTAATTTGCGAACAGTACAAATTTCTCAACATCGCTGTTTTCTGTTTGTTTGACAATATATCTGTCTATATCGTAGTTGATTATTTTAGGATCAAAACCATAGTTTTTAATGTTATTGATTATACTTGCTGCTTCGCCAGGTTTGCAATAACAAATAGGTATAGCAGTTATGTAGTCTAATTCTTCAAATCCTGTTTGTGCAGTACGCATCCATAATGGAAGATAGTTTCTTTCTTCTTCGCCAATAGTTTTAATATTTGCTCTCATATTATCTATACTACTTATGTATCTAACAGAATCGTTTGATTGGCTAACATTGACAGCATTAGAATCTGTTTTAATAGTGTTGGTTTTAGGTCTAAAGCGATAAGGTTCGCTTTCTCCTTTTTGCAGTTCAATTGTTACTGTTCCGCCATCACGCACTGTAATTTCAAAATCTGCATCGTCAACATTAAGTTCTTCTTCAGCAGGCGCACGAGTGTCGATTATTATTTCGTCAGTTTGACCAAATACAAATCTTACAGTTGATCTAGTACCGATTGCTAATTGATTATACCCTGCATTAAATCTAGTTGCATCGTCTACTACTGCATATTGTATACTATCTACAGTAATTTTTTCTTTGTTTTTTATTTTAAAACTTTCAGCCGTCTTTGTGTTAGCAACAGTCGAGTTTGCAGGATCTTTAACTTCTATATATACCACTTCGTATATTGTATCTGAAGTTGCACTTTCCTTTGCTACAGCACTTTTAATGTCGCCAAGTATATATTTTTTACGCTTGTGACCTTTAGCTGCCGCAGCAATAAATTTATCAATAGAAGCTGCTTCTACGCCTGCATAAACAAGCATATCTAAATTTTTCTGTATGCCGAACGTAGTATCGCTCGGTCGATAAATTTTATTAGGAGTAAACACTTCAGGGTTACTAATAAAGTTTTTATAGTAAGTTTTTTGATCTGTTGGTAGCATCGGACGCATGTAAATATCAGTATATTTCGTTCTATTTAAATCTACAACATTTAACGAAAATTCACGTTCAATTGCTGTATAGTTAAATCGATCTCTTGCTTCAACTGTAAATTTATAGCTTCGGTCAAATGTAGTATCACCTGGTAAACTACCGTCCCAAGTAACTGCTAAATTTTCAAACGTGGTTAATCCAGGATTGTCAACAGTGCCAAACTGTCTTGGTGTACCAATTATTTCACCGTCGTAGTTAAGTGTTAGACCAAATGGCAGTTTTCCTGACTTTAAAGTATAAATCATAGCAGTGTCTGGCACTGTTGTTTCTGCTATTAATTTCAAAGTACTTGTAAAGTTAGCATTGATATTTCCTAAATCAGCAGGCGTAATCCAATTGATATTACTATCAATTTCGCCAATTACACGCACTTCAAATGTTTTGACAGTACTAGGTATATCTATTTCATCATTAGATGCAACAATTAAATTCTTAAAGAAACTATCTTTAGCAAATAATGAAATACCTATATTTCTGCCATTATTCAATTGTGAAATTAGATTTTTATCTAAAGTTATTTTATCTTCGTTATCTCTTATAAGAGTTGCAACTATATCACTACTGTCTGAACCTGCAAAAAAGTCTTGTATATTTGATCTTATTCTCGAATACGATGTACTAGGCACTCTAATACGCCAATTTAAATCGTCGATTACTGTAATATATGCTGTGTCATTATATTCTGCTTCTAGTGCTTGCTCTGTTGCAGTAATTCTATCAGCTAAACTAAGATCTTCTAGTGTTTCTGCAACTTCTTGCCAGTTTGCACTTATGAAATCTAATTGTACAATACCCTCAACTAATATGTCGTCACCGAATTCGTCTTTTTGTGAAGCTGTACTGTGCGATACTGTACATTGGTATATTTTTCCGTCGCCACCTGTCTCGATAGTATTGATAACATAATCGCCTATAAAATAATTTTCGTTTACTTCTATCACTCGTGGAGAATATGCTGGCAAAAATGGATCATTGGCTGTAGTCTGAGTAACTTGCCACTCTATGTAAGGAGTAAATGTATTAAGAGTATATGTTTCTGTATTACTAAATCTTAATGTTCTATTAGTATATTTTGTTTTAGCTGCTTCTGTTAATCTACTAATAAAAATATGATCTTGCCCAACTGTTGCAGTTTGACTTAATTGTAAATTAATACTAGGAGCAAGTGTTTCGTCAACAAATATGATATCATAATCTGTATTTCTAGCATCAACGTTAGTAACTGTATATTGTCTTTTACCTAACAGAATCTTTTTACCAACTAATTCAAATAGGTCATTGGTGCCGTCTATGTCGCCAGTTAAATCAATTTTATTAATTTTAAAACTATTATTGCCTAATAATACATCTTCGTAAAAGTTTGCAAATATTGTAACTGTTTCTAAGTCTGTAGTTATTCTAGTTGCTCTCACAGTAAATCTATAATTTTGTGTAATAGCAGGCTGATAAGGAATGCGTCCGATAACTTCGCCAGTTTGACTGTCTAATTCCATTCCTGGAGGCAATTCACTTGGAGTGCCATCATCATTTACATCTTCGAGTGTGTAAACCACAACACCTTCTAATGTCCAGTTATCTACAATTTCTAAATATATTGTTGTATAATTATTTGCTCGTTTAAATCCTAAGTCCGTAGGTGTGATCCATACAGGAGTTCTTACATTTGTGTTATCAGCAGTAAATACACCTGTGCTTGCTTGCATAATGGTATTGTCTGCTTTTAAATAGTCATCGCCGACTAGATAAATTTTAAATTCACGTCTTACAAAGTTTTCGCCGTCTGTAACTGTAACAGCAAACGGATAGTATCTATTTAATTTTCTTAGATTTGCAGTAGGTTCGTTATAATCAAAATCAACAGTGTCATAATAAAAACTACCGTAACCGTTTGAGCTGGTTACTGAATAGTCTATCGGAACGCCAGAGAATGGAGCACTATCATAACCTCCTCCAATATTTCGTTTATCTAAACTGAGCAATGGCTCAGTAGTGCCTTGCAGCCTTCCGTCATCTGATAGTGTAATACCTACCGGAAGTGTGCCATCGCCATCAGCAATAAAATATGAAAGTTCATCGCCTGCACTTAAATCAGAATCAGTTGCTACTAACTGATAATCGACAATTTCGTTATCGAGGATAAACAAGCTATTGTTTGAACCAATTGGCAATAGTCCTTCGTTAGTTTGCCATGTAGGACTATCTGGACCAGTAACTACAAACTCAATAGTACAGTCTTGAAAACCTTCGTCGGTTGTTGCTCGGAACACAGCATTAAATGTTGTATCATATGCAACTTCATATACTGTGCCTACTATTATATTATTTTCTAGTCTTGACCCTGTGGGAATTTTGCCACTAATTAATTCTACGTCAGCAGTAATACCATTTGCTAATGGCAACGGAATATTAACCTGAGTTCTTTCGATTAGTGTTCTAAGACGATTTCCAGTTGCAACATTCCATAATTTTAACATTAAATAGATTCCTTATACAACGTATTTATCGGAAATATGTTATACAGCAATTGTGCCGAGATCAAGTGTTGTAGTATTAGGTGTAAGTATAGACCCGCCGTCTACATCAGTATTAACTATTAAATATTCTAATATATTAGACACAGTAGGAAACATTTGACCAAAGTCTGCCACGTTGTCTCCGAGAATGTTACGTATATCAATGTTGTGGACCAGGCCTGTCACGTTTCCTACAACATTACCTGTTACGTTTCCTACAACATTACCTGTTACGTTCCCTGTTAAAGGACCATTAATTCCGGAACTAGTAATAGTGCCTACATTTAATAGATTATTTGCCTGTGCATCAAGATCACCACTTAATTGAGGAGATAAATCTGATACCAAATCGGTAATACCTGTATACTCAACAGTAAGCACACCGTCTACAATCTCTGTGCTAATGTCTGCTCCACCAGTTATAGTTAATGCTGCACTATCCTCTAATACAACATCACCTGTGTCAGCAGTAATAGTCAAATCACTTACACCACGGTCTGCGGCTATCACAATCTTATTATCATCAGCAGTCAATGTTACATTTGAACCAGCACTAATTTTTTTAAACTCTAAGTCATATGAACTTCTACGGAAGAATAAGCCTTCTCCAGTGTCTCCTAAGTTACTAGCAGACGTTTGTTCATCATCACGTAAGTCTAACTCTTCAAAGTTTGAATTAATTTTGATCATTGCTTCACGAAGATCATCACCTGTTCCATCGTTTGCAACATTGCCTATATTAATTAATTGTACTGCCATTTTATCTTCCTAATTTCATTTGAACATTACTATTGAACTTGTTAAATGCAAATCTATTTTCGCCACCTAACAAACTACGTGTGTCAGTATAAGCAACTGCGCTTGCAGTGTCGTATAGTTGTACAGTTTTAGCAGTAGAGTTAATAAACGACAACCCTTGTGCAGGCGTTGCATTGGGATTTAATTGAAGCCACAATGCTAGTAATCCTGCAACTTGTGGACTTGCCATACTTGTGCCGCCTATGTTATTAATTAAGAATGTAGCATCTGCTGGATAAGGGTTGTCAACTAAGGTAGCACCAAATCTATTAGTTGTACTCATTGCACTCATAATATCTGTGCCTGGAGCATACACACTTACACCTGGACCGCACTCTGAACTAGCTGATTTTTGTTCTAATCCTCCTGTGTGTTCTGCACTATCAATGTTGCCTACTATATGTGCTTCGTCGTCATAAGGACTAGAACCTCTTTGATAAGATACTGAGCCAGTATTTGCTGCCATAAAGTTATCATAGTCATCGCCGCCTGCAACATCAATCTTATGACTCCTGTTTCCTGCTGCAACACACACATGTATTCCGGCATCAATCATTAATTGCACATCAGCATCAACTGATGCTAGCCTTAAATTTGTTGCAAATCTGCCATTGCTTGTAGTTGGTGGCAATCCAAATGCCCAACGTTTTGCTGTGGTATCAATATCTGTACCTGTTTTTAAATCGCCTCTGTATGTAAGGTTAGTAACAGTATCATAACGTCTTAAATAACCCCAACTGTGATTAACAACTGTTGGTCTTTTATAACCTGTTGCAGGATCTACTGCTTTAGCATTGTGCCACGCTATAATAACGTCAGCCATAGCAGTAACAGTGATACCGCTATTTGGATCTGTTGGGCCTTCTAAGCCAGCTAATTTTATACTATAAATTTTAGCGTTTTTGGCCCAGCCATATGTTTTGCCTGCCAGTGTGCCAGCAACGTGTGTGCCGTGTCCGTCATAGTCTGTGTAATGTTCTGGCGGCATTGTTCCAGAAACACCACTTACATCAAACCAGTCAATTTCTTGTACTCTGCTTACTCCATCAGCATCTTGAAATTCTGGATGATCAGCTTGTATGCCGCTATCTACAATAACAACATCAACACCTGTGCCGTCTAGTGTGTAATTATATCCGCCTGTAACGTTGACACCAGTATAGGGATTAGTAGCTTCGTTCATTCTACGCATGCCCCAATTTAAAAACTCGCCGCGGTCCAGTGTGGTTTTTGTAAACAGACCAGTTTGCTCGGCTCTAACTCCGATACCTGTATCTGGATCTAAATCGGGCAGCAAATCAACACCATAAACTCTTGAATCATTTTTCAGTGCTTCTGCTTCGTCGTCTGTTAAATTATAATGTGTGTTACGAGTATTAGTAGCACGTTGATCTGCAACGTTAACAGTGCGTCCAGGTATTGCTCCAGCTCCTGTAGTTGCAATCATTTCTTGATTAAATGCTACGTGATCTACACCTCTGTTTAAACTTACAATATATTCTTTTTCACTCATTTTATTTTCCTATATTATGCTGCTGCTGCAACTGTTACCCAAGCACCGCCTAGATATGCTACTAATGTGTTCTTTGCGTTTGAAGCAGGATCCCATCCTGTTCCGTCTGCTACTGCTATCATACCGTTTACTGGATTAGCAGGTTCTGCATTCAATGGTGTTAATGTTAATGTATCACTAAACATTGCATAATTTGTAGCGTCTACCATTAGAGCACTGTCATCTGCAAACACACTACCTGTTACATCGCCTGCTAATGCACCTGTATGATTGCCTTGTGCGCTGCCTACTAGAGTACCGTTAACTGTTGCATTGTGTATTGTTACTGCTTGGCTACGCGAACTTGATGTAGTACCAATCACAACATCGCCTGCTGCACTAGTAGCATTAATTGCAATATTTGCCACGTCAGCAGGATTGCCTGGAGTAACTGGTTGAGTAGTTAACTCAATATAATTTATGCCAGCTTGATCCATTTGTATCTTGCTTAGTCCGGCATCATCTGTACCTGCGTTAATATTAATAAATCCATCAACATTTACTGTTAAATCGTCACTTGTGTGATTTTCAATAGTTGTCGCTTTAATAAGTGTACCAGATATATTAGCAGATACAATCGGACCAACAATTGTGCTTGACTGACCATCTATCAATACAGTACTGTCATCGCCTACTACGCTACCTTTTAAATCACCAGTAACGCCACCTTGCGCTGTGAGATTTGTAGTAATTGGTCCAAAAAATCTAATATCATCTGCTGTTAGATTAATTATTCTGTTTGTGCCGCCGGGTCCGATACTAATTGCATTGCCGTCGCCTGTAGCAGTAGTAATACTCATACTGTCGTCTGCTGTAATATTACCTGATACTACAGCCGGCATTGCTACTGTACCGTTTATTGTTGTAGTACTGCCGCTATTACCAATTGTAATTGTTGTAGCATCGTCTTGTCCTATCGTAAGTGCTGTGTTGTCAATATTACCGTTAACATTGCCTGTTAATTCGCCTATAACATTACCAGTTAATAATGCGTTAAATGTTCCGTCTACTGTTGTAGTATTACCTGCCTTACCGATAGTAACATCGCCAGTTGTAGCACCTGTGCCGATATTAACTGTGCCGGTTGCTGCACCATTAATATCTACTCCGGCAGTTGACGTAATGTTAATGCCACTGTCGCCGACTGTTACATCCCCACTTGATGCGTCACCTAAACTAACTGTTCCGCCTGCACCTCTGTAGATGTTTAGTGCAGCACTGTCTCTACCTTGTACAGTAGTTGTAATTACTTCTATGTTTTCAACATCGCCTACTACTTTGCCTGCAACACCGTCTACAAGTACTGTACTATCATCTCCAAATACACTACCTGTTACATCACCGTCAAATGTACCTGTAACTTCTAAGTTGCCATCAACTTTTACTTTACCCACTGGTAACAATTCAATATCAGTTGTAACACTTACAATTTGTACAAGACCATTGCCGCCCATTGTAAGTGTGCCAGTTGCAGTAACATTACCGTCTGTCATTACAAGATCATCAGTTGATACTGATAAACTTCCTACAACATAATTAGCCTCAAGTCTATTAGCAAGTAGAGTAGCGTCATCAGTAACTATCCACTTGCCACCAAAGTTTTCTGTCCATACTAATGATCTGTTTGGCGATGTTCCTCGCTCGATTTCAATACCTGAAGTAGTTAGCGTAACTCCTGCACCTGCTTCACCTTTGTTAAGTGTAATAACATTGTCAGTAATATTTGTATTTGTAGTTTCGATGTTTGTAGTTGTACCTGTAACTGTTAAGTTACCTGCAATAGTAACATTGTTAAAGTTTGAAGTACCAGCTGCTGTTGTTATGTTTCCGTCGAATGTTCCTTCATGTAGCCCTGTCCATGTACCATTTTGATAAACTTGCAATCTAGAAGTTGTAGTATTGTAAATTACATCGCCTTCTTGTGCAGCGATTGCTAGTTGATCGACTGCTGTAGTAGAAGAAAACTTGAACGGAACTCCGCCTTGTATTTTTACTCTGTTGCCTGCCGTAATAGCCAAGTCGGTGCTTGCTGTTAATTGTGCAATTCCAATTGCTTCGCTTAAATTAACAGCATCAGTACTAATATCATCTGTATTAACTGTTACAAAGTTTGCTTCATTGAATGGGAATTCTTCCGTTCCTATTGCGCCGCCTTGTGCAAATTCTGGAGTTAGTGTGTCTAATAGTCTAGCAGTACCAATGCTTACTGTATTGCCATTAGTAGGAAGTATAACAATATCGTCGCCTTCGATATATCCTGTGGTTGCACCAAAATCTATATCGCCTACAATCTTACTTGCAACAGCATCTACTAATAGTGTACTGTCATCGCCAAAAACACTGCCTTGTATATCTGTTACAAAAACACTGCCGTCGTCGAATAAACCGGATAGTTGTGCATCTAAATCAGCTTCTCTTAGATATCCAATATCGTCTGTAAATTCTGATAAGAAAGTCGGTGCGCCTTCTAACGCTGCATAAGTTATTTTAGAAGTTTCTGCATTGAATACAATCTCTCCATTGTATCCTCGAAGGTTTCCTTTTAGCGTAGTAGCAACAATTTCATTAAATCTTGCCGCAAGTGAACCTACGTTACCTACGCCAGATTCACTTGGTACGATGCTAGTATCAACTGTAATAGTATCAATTTCGATATTGCCTAGGTCACTCAGAGGTCTATACTCTAATCCAGTACCATCAGCTTTTACTTTTACAAAGTAGTTTGGAGAGCCTATAAACGAACTAGGAGTGTCTGTTAAATCTGCAAATGCTTGTGCAACAAGTCTATTTCCAGCAACTCTAATATCAGCAGCATTGATTGTTCCTATTGCGGTAATATTCTGCACACCAACAATACTGTTGTCTGCAAGATTTAAATTATCCCCAGCTTGGATTTCTTTAATTTTATTGTTATCTGTAGTATCAAGTACTAGGGGAAATCTATTTGCCATTCTTTAAAATCCTATTGTTATACATATTTATCGTATCTCATTAAAGTGCTGCGATCCTAGCCTGAAAGTCTGCAAAGCTTGTTGCAGCAGCTACTTCTGTTTGTAGTGTTGCTAAACTAATAAAAGCTTCGTCAGCGGTATACAACTCGTCGAAGTTGTCATTTGCTTTGTCAAATGCTGTGCGCAACGGATCGCCGTCACCTTTGTTTGCACTAGTACCTAGATTAATTGTTTGCTTTGCCACGGTCTGCCCCTTTGTTGACTTGTATTCTTAGTTTGCCCGCAGTAGCAACTACTTGTCTGCCTTGCGGATTTTTAGTGTCATTGCTGGCTTTTACGCCAGCTTTGATTAATTTGTCTACTGATTTTTTATCCATTAGTGTTTACCTACTACAACTTCAACTGTGCCTTTGTCACCGTCAAGTTTGTCTTCTAGTGCTTTACCAATTACACTGCCAACAGTTGGTGTATTGTTAACAATAGCATAACCTGGAACATTACTTGCTACAAGCATATCGCCTTTTGCAACTTTGCCAATTACATTACATGGTACACGCCCTTGTAGTGCTATTGCAACAACGTTGTCGCCTTCACAATGCGAGTTCATTAGGTGTGCTGGGTTAGTCGATACAACGCCTGCTACACGATGTGTACCGTGTGTTGTACTTTGTGTAACTTCAGCTGCGCCGCCAAACTCAATAACTGTGCCAGGAGTATACTCTGCATCAGCCAAGTAATTCTCTGCCAAGTCAGCGTAGTATGATTCAGTTGCAGTACCACGGAACAATGTTGCATAAACATCTTTGTACTTTTTAGTTGCACTACCAATGTCATATGTATTATCAGTATCAGGCACTATGCCTGTTGAGCTAAAGATAGCAGGTACAACACTTGATGCACTACCTGTGTCAGCAGTAACAATGCCTACTTGTCCAGCAGTAGTTTTACCAGTGTTAGCGCCAATTGCAATAGCTGTACTTGCAGCACCTTTTTCACCTGGTGCTTCAATAAAGCTTGAATAGATCCAGTCAACTCCAAGTACTTTCTCACCTGTAAAGTTTGAAGTACCTTGCAAAATACTTTCGCTAATACCAGTGCCGCCGATGCCTACACTGCCTTTTACCAACATATCTGGGTATGTAGGTGAGCCGCCGCCAGTGCCGCCCACTGCTGTAAATATCAAACCTTGTGATGGTGTTTTTACTTGTAATGTTAAACTATCTAAACTTAACACTTCGTAGCTACTATCACCGCCAAGTATTAAAGAGTTGACCTGTATGGTACCTTCTTGATCTGTCTTTACAATACTATTGCCTTCTCCAGTAACACTTATGTTACTAATGCCATATGTGCCGTCACCTGTTTTGACCAGTGCTTCGCCTGCATCGCTGGCTGCTAATATTTCAGCAGTAAAGTCAGCATCTAATAATCCAGTGCCTTCATCTACAATTGTACTAAACGGTATTTCACTTACTACTCCTGAGCCATCTGCACTTCTGCCTAAAACAGTATCAGTTGCAATATTTTCCAAGTCTATTAAACTAACACTGCCTGATTTAACAGTTACCCAACCGTCTGTAACTTCAAACTTAGCATCATCAAAGCTTGCACTACCTAAGTCACTTTGACTAATGCCCGTAGCATCTACTCGTGTAGTTGCAGCATTTAAGTTTAGTTTACTTTGTGCAATTTGTGCTGTTCCTGATACATCAGCATTAACAACTGAACCTGTTGCAACAGACATGTTGATTTCAACTTGTCTACCATCTCCTGCTGTTCTAGTGGTGGTAATAACAACATCACTAGACTCTGCTGCAACACCATTTGCCCATTCATCAACTGGACCATCGAGAACATTGCCTTGCTTTCCGCCTGGTGCTGTGAGTACATCTGCTGCGGGGCCATCTGCAGGCTTGCCGTCACTGAATACTCCTGTTAAAGGTTCATATGTTATTTCAACAATATTCCCTTCAATTCCAACTAATCCATCTTTATAATCAACAACAGTGCCTGTTGCACCTGATATAGAACCAGTAATTACATCAGATACTGCAAACCCGCCGCCTAAAATACTTCCGGCTTCTAAAATAAGTTTCTTATTTCCTGTTGAAACCAGCAATTGGTTAGCTGCAATATTATTATACTCAACACTACGCAAGTCTTTGATTTCATCATTGCCTCCACGGCCTTCGTCAACATAAGATTTAGTTGCAGCATCTGCATCATTAACAGGAGTACCTAAGTTAGTAATAGTATTGCCTGCTGCGTTTAAGTCGTCTGTCATTGGTACAGCACCGTTAGGAGCAAGCACACCTGGCCCAAGTTTGTTAGCAACAGGAGCACCAGTTACATCGTAACCCAAACGTCTGTTAACATAACCACGTACAGCACTTTCTGTTGGAACTGTATCCGAAGCGTTATCTACCATTGCTGTGTCTGTTGAGAACTCAGTAATAACAACACCACGTTTAAAGCCTAGTCCGTCTACATCACTAAGTGCAAGACTTGCACTAAATGTAACTGTACCAGTACCTTGGTCCACACTAAAGAATCTACCAACTCTAAAGATACCGTTTTGGTCTGTACTCACATAGAACACACGACCTTTGCCTTTTTCAATAACTTCGTTAGATTCTTTCTTTTCACCCGGTTCGCCAAAAATAACGTTCGGATAGTTACTAGTATTAAATCCTCCTGTACCAATGTCTAAGAAATCGTGTCCTGTAGCACGACACGTACTAATGTTAACAGTAACACTACCAGTAGCGCCTGCTTTCAATCCTGCACGTAGAGTAACTAGTTCACTGCCTAATACAGTTGTACTTGCAATACCAGTTGCATCAGTTTGGTTAATAGTATCATAATCAACCAAATCAACAATTGCATATATGTTATCTTCACCTGGCTCTTCGACTACATCTCCAGCACCAACTCCACGGTAGTTAAACACATAATGTTTCTTGCCGCCCCAAGTAATAATTGGAGAGTCTGTTGCTAAACTATCAGCAGTCCATCCAGCTGGTCTATTTCCTGTTGGAGTTCTAGCATTATTATTGAGTCTGAATATTTCGTTTTCGTCTGCTAGTTTAACAGCAAGCACAACATCGCCAACTGTATTACCTTTGGTAGTACCTGTGCCTGCCAGTGCAGTTTCCTGTGCTTTAGCAGGATCAATACTTAATCTAATAAAATCGTATGTACTATCAAGTCCAGCTTGTGAAGTGTTTTCAGGCAGATCGTTGCCGAGACTATCACTTGTTAAGAAACTGATTGATCTATAAACAAAGTCTGGATTTTCATCAAAGGTTAGTGCTGTACTTGGACGAATTGTTAATACATCGGGACGAGCCAAATCACTAATAATATGTGTTTGATTTCTGTAGTAAACAATACTGGTGTTAAATGGTACAATTTCTAGTAGACCGTTTGCACTAAATTGTGTGTCACTTGTACTAAAGTTTAGCTTATACACTTTACCGCTATACATCGGTGTTGAACCTTCAACAGCAATAGTACCTGCGGCGCTTACTTCAGTAATTGCACCATCACCGTCAACATCATCAACTGTAACTGTACAATCGTTTGCTGGTGTCGCACCACCTAATTTATCACCTGTTACAACAAATGTATCGCCTACTGTATAGTTAACACCGTCATTTGCCCCAGCAAATTCTACACTATATCCTGCATCTATCGTTTTATACAAATTAAACACAAATCCAGTTGCAGCTGGATCTGTCTTAGTTGCAGTATAATCAGTTGTTTCTGCAAGTAAAGGATATTCCCCAATAATGTGAGTTACAAGTTCTGCGTTTGCAACTTCGTAACGTGCAAATGCTGGACGAGCAGGGTGATAAATGTTAACTTCTGATCTGTTGCTCGGTACATCTTTCATATCATATACGTATACTGCCAGAGATTCTTTAGGATTATCATATCCATTAGCATCAACACTAACAGGAACACTATTTGCACCAAGTGCTCCACTAACACTACCAGTTATTTCATTAGTTGTATCAAATGCTCCTGTGATGCTTGTTAAATAAACTACATTACTGCCGCCTGTTGTACTTGTAGCAACAGCAACTTCACCAGTTGCTCCACTAAGTGCTTGTGTTAATGTTTCTCCTGCTTGTAGTACCAATGGTCCTGTTGTAAACAAGATTGCATCAACATCAAATGCTTTAGCAGGTTGCGTCATATCTTCATACAGTGCAATCGAGTCTGGAATTTCGTTTGGATCTGATCCTTCTGCAACTAGGCCAAATTCGCCATAACAACTCGAACCTGTTAGTGATCTAATTTCAGCACCATTTTTTGAATAGTAACTAGCGTGACAGTAGTATGTGAACATACTAACCATTTCTGATAGAGCGCCGTTTGCAGCAACTAGACCGTAGCCTAAATCGTTAACCTGTGTAAAGTCGTTACCTAAGATACTTCTGTTACCAGCTGTTTGTAGTGTGATTGGCAATGGTGAGTCTATGCTCTGTAGAACACGATTAATAATTAATGCTCTATTAGAAATAACATCATTTGCTGCATCTGTTAGCTCTGCACTCACTGCAAGTGTTGTTAGATCTGGATTAACAACATCTGGCAAGCTATTCAAATTACCTGCTGTAACAACATTTTCAATAATTTGCAATAGTGCATCTAGTGCATTACCTTCTGTTGCTGTTGCTGCCGCTCCTGATGTATCTTGTACTTCTACGTTTCCAATTTGAGGAGTTGTAGTAGCGACACCGGTTGCATCTGTAATAACTGCTGCAACTACTGTTGCTAGGTGATCATATGCTGCTGCTGTAGCAAGTCTCTGTGCTTCTGGTAACTGGGCTGCTGCACCATCTAAGTATGCCATAGCGTTAGTTACTGTACCGCTGTTACCACCATAAAGAATATCATACGTTAACGCATCGACAATGTATCTTACATCTCTAGCACATTTAGTTTGATTGTATCCTGCTGGAGGAGTATTATTGTTTACAAATGCAACAACTTCAGCTGCTAAAAATGCTCTGTTGTTCTGTAGTCTTGTAGCAGCGTCATCTGCATCGGTTGTTGGAAGTGCCGCAGGAGAAGGGAAAGAAAGTGCATCTGCTACACCATCACCTGGCTCACTTACACTCTGTGTACCGTTATTGATAATATCAATAACTTCATCAAAGCCTGCATTTGATCTTGCTAATGCTGTTGCACTATCTGCTATTTCTGTAAGTGCTGCTACTTCAGTTTTACCTTTTGTAATGGCTTGTACAGTTTGTGTCTGTTGATTATTTTGTACATACGAGCCTGTTGCTCTTTGATAAGCAAGTCCGTTGTACACACTATTATAGTTTGTGCCAAGTGCAACATCAAATGTAATCCCGTCTAAAATGTATCCAGTATCTCTAGCACACTTTACACTATCAAATTCAAAAGTACCAACTGAGTCTAAATCAACTCCGGTTGCTAATGTACTCGTAATACCGGTAAATCCTGTACCATTGTTTGAACTTGGGTCAAGAATTAGCTCTGCTGTTCCAGCATTTTTATCATAATTTGTTACAGCATTAACTTGAAAACGTCTACCGTCAATGTAGAAGGCACTTGGTGTTTCTGGACGTCTTACAAATAATCCCTGTGGCTCTGTCGGCGAGCCTAAACTTTGGATACTTAATCTAAATGCACTGCCGTCGACTTTTTCTGTAACTTGTACTGCTGAGTTACCAACAAACGCATCAACAAACAATCCTCCTCTAAACGCTTGCTTGTTAAGTGACTGTGAGAAACTTGAACCAGTTTGGATGTATGGAGATTTAGTTAGTACCTGACCTTCAGGATCAAGTACACACATAAATCCGCCATGTCCTTGTACTGTAATATTACGCACCATTGTTGCATCATTCATTAAGAACACATCCATGTCAATGTTATTCAATGGCGGATTATAATCTTCATTAAATGCAAATTTAACTGTGTCGATTAAGTTTTGTAGTACAACATCTGGTCCATCAATCACTCTCCAGAATTCTGCAATAGTTGCTGCATCAAATGCCGAGCCACTGATATGTTCTTTAGTAGGAGTATAATATGTAGTTACACCTAGTCCAGTTGTAAACTTAATTACATTGCCCAGTCTATAAGTTTCGCCACTTTCCCATGAATCAGGCTCGCCTGATCCGTTGAACAAGTCTGCTGCGTATAGTCTATTACTAGCATCGCCGCCTGCCTGATTATAAAGTGTAGTTGGATTTTCACCTAAGATCAACTTGCTTGCTATTGTATAGATATGTTGAATGCCTGCAACAGTTTCATCTTCTGTACCTGCTTCAACTGCACCTGCATAGTATTCACCTTGTGCTTCTAGTGCAAACTCATTGCCGCCGTTGCGGAAGTCTTTTACTAGTGCATCGACAATTAGTCCAACGTCTCTAAAACATTTTGCTCTACTGTAAGAACCAACCAGTGCAGGGTATGTTGTTTCAATATAGTTAACAACTTGTTCTTGTATAAACTCTTTGTTGTCAATAAGTGTAAGGGCGTTTGTTTCCCACTTGCCTACATTTTCATAACCAGCACCTGTATTTTTAAGATAAGCAGGATGACTCAAGTAATGATACCCGAAGTACCCGTCAACTTTATTAGTTAGTGGATTTACATATTCGATACCATTAGGAACTCGGGCAATTACAAATGTAATGCTCGACGCACCGCCAGCGCCTAGTTGATCGTCTAAAACAGTTATTCGTTCACCATTTTGCCAGTCTTTGCCTGAATTGGTTACAGTAATATCTGTTATTGTGCCTCCTGCACCAACAGTAATATCAAATTCTGCGTCTTTGCCCAACTTATCAGTAGTCCACGTACTTACACTATACGTTCCTGGAGTTCTTGCTGCATTTGTCTGCGGATCAAATGATACAGATTCGATATTTGATGTACCTAGTATAAGATTATCAAACTCTGCATCACGATAGAAGAACGTGTTTGCCCAACGTGATTGCGACACACGTTTCTTTGGACGGATAATACAACGTCTAAATTCGTCACCCTTAACACTTACGTTTGCAGGAATACGGATTGGATAGTCTTCTTCGTAAATACCACTTTCAATTCTTATTGAAATCTGTGTTTCACGCACATAGTTACCATACTCTAATGGTTCACCTGCTACAAATTCAACAGGCTCTAATAACTGTACTTCAATTTCATCTGTTCCAACAATACTAACTGCTCTTGGACCTGCTTCGTATTTATAGTCAATAATTCTACCAACTGCGCCTGAGTTTTTACCACGTACAACTTTACCAGGAATAATATCAGTGTTTTCTGGATTTGCTTGATTGATAAATCCAAGGCCACCATTGTTAATATTAATTTTATAAGTTGTTTGTCCATCAACAATTTGTGGAGCATCTAACACACCATTTTCGATAACGTCTAGTATGATATCCATTTTTTCGCCAATGGCTTCGTCGGCACTTGTATCCGGTAGTGCTAGATTAGTTACTTGTGATACTCGTGATTGATATGTTGTAGGCACAGGTGTATTTGTTAAAATATATTGTGTAACAATCGTTTTAGCATACTCAATACCTGCAATAGTTTCTACACGCTGTGAGCCAATTGCTTTTTGCGCACTAACATTCGAATAGTAACGGATACCTGCCCAACGTGATAGATAGTTAGCGTTGTTGCCTAGTAGTGCATCTAAACTAACACTATCTAAAATAAATTCAACATCGCGTTGACAAATTTCTACGTCATACGATCCTGCAAAGCTAGGAAATGTTGCGTCAATATATCCTGTAACTTCTTTAGCAATAAACTCTTTGTTTGCTACAATGATTGCTCTTGCATTAGCACGGTCTGCAATAGGTGATGAAATGCCAACAGTATTAGTTAGTGCAGTATTGCCTCCTGTTGCATAAGTCATTGTTTGCATATAAGGACCTGGCTCAGGCGGCGCAGCAATAATTATTTCTTCTGCTTTCCGTGCTGCTGCATTAATTGTGCGATACGCATATGCTGGTGCACGACCTTCTTTACCATCTGGCGTAAATGTTTGTTGATCTGAACCCGATGTACTTACATAAAGATTAACTTGACTCTGTGCTGCTGCATTGTCTACATACAGTTTCGTAGCAGCTTGTAGATCATCAGGACCGTTTGGAAGACCTGTACCTCTTAGTTCGCCAGGATGGTCAAACAAATTAAGAGCGCCGGTCATATCATCACCCTGACGCCTTACTATACTTTTACGAGGTATAGCAACATTGTCTAGCCAAAAGCCTCTGAGATTTTCATCATATGCTGCATCAGTAATTGTAAATGTTCCTGAGCCGCCGGACAGCAAAATTCTTCCAGTTGAGTTGATAGCATCATCTTCGCTATTGTATAAAGCAATATTATCTGTATCGACTATACTAATATATACAGTTCCGCCAGTGGTAACACCAAAAGGATCATCGCCTGTTGAGTTAAATATAAATGCAGCGCCGTTGAACGCCGTTGTTAGCCCGTGATCAACAATAGTTAGGTTACCGAGATTAAAACCAGAAGCAGTAAAAATATAGCCAGAGTCGTCAAGTGGCTCATCACCTAGACGTAGTCCGCCGCCAGCAACTTCTTTTGACTGATAACTTCTGTCAGCAAATGCTTTGTCAATAACAAGGGCACCTGTTGTTAAGTTTGTTCCGTGTACACTGTTAAATGTATCAATTGCAGCTTGCGTAACACTTACATTAGCAATTGGCTGTGTTGCAGCATCTAGCGGTCCGCCTAAGATTGGCTCAGGGTCGTTTGATACTTTTGATACAAGTTGTTTAATAATTACTTTGCCGTCAACTGTAAAATCAAAGCCAATAGTGTCTGGTGTGCCGTCTAGGCTATTATCTGAAGCAAGTTCAAGTAAATCAATGCCACTGCCGTCTGACTTGACCAAAGGAACTTTGTTTTCGTTACCTTCATATGTGTTAGGAGTGTCATTGAGATCAGTGAATGATATCTGTCCGCCAATACCAAATACAGCATATAGTTCTTGAAAGTTTTCGTTTACTTTACGAAACGACTCGCGAATACTATCGCCTGTGCCGTCATTACCTTCAATGCCGATATCAATTTGTTGCTTTGCCATTTATATTGCTCCGTTTATATTGCTGGGGTTGCCAGATTATTCATATCAAAATTTACGCTTATACCACAGCCGCATGCTGATTGAGCGTTAGGATTGATGATTTCAAACATCGAACCCATAATATCTTTTTTGTAATTTATTTCAGTTCCTACTAAAAACATAATACTGGCTGCACCAATTACAAATATACCGTCGTTGTCTGTTTTTAACACTACATCATTAGATTCAACTTCGTCTGCGGAGTTTATTGTTCCCCAATCGTATTCAAATCCTGCACATCCGCCACCTTTTAAATTTAATGTAACTGCATAGCACTGAGTATCATCGCATATAGCGTCAATCTGTGCTTTTGCACTGTCAGTTAGTGTACAAATAGTCATGATGTTTCCTTCTATGATAGTATTTATTATTTAATTTTATAATCTTAATGTAAATATAGTTATGTTCATAAGAGAATTTAAAAAGCAAACACGGCATGTGCGCACCAGCAAAACGGGCACGGAACACGCCTATACACGCGAATTAACTGTGTGTGTATTTCGTTGCGACAGTTGCGATACAGAGTTTGAACGTACAAGAGGTAGTATGGATCCTAAGCGCCTAAGTAATTCTTACTTTCACGTATGTAAGAACTGTGATAGTAAGAAATTTGCTCAAAAGAAAGGCGTAGAACAGAAGCAAAAATGGAATATGACTGCTAGTAGTTCTACGCCTATTAGTAAACTTTAGTTTCTTCTAAAAAGATCAGCAGCATTACACTGCGGTTGAGCTCTACAATTTCTAATATTATTCTCCCACATAATTTGATCTGGCATCCAATCAAACTCGGGTAGATCTCTATAAGTATTAGCAGAACTATTACATCCTGCTAACAATACAGCTAAAACTACTATAGATAAATGTACTACAAATATAGAATGCAGTAGTCTAATCATTTCCGGCTATCATCCTTTGTGATTTAAGTTTGTTGTATCCCTCATCGTCTAAGTGTGTAATAGCAAGCCAAGCATGTGTCATCTCATCGCCTGTGCGTGAGCCGCCCATTACCCACATATCTGGATCCGGATTGTTTGGATTGTCTGAGGTATTGTCATACCACTGTTTTAATATAATAACTGCGCCTGCAGGTATTAATGGTGCCACTTCAGGAGCATACAAATGGCTGTGATGCCATGTTGCGCTCCACTTAGAGATTTGACTCACTGCTTCTGTTCTACCAGTTTCAGGATAGAAAATTTCTAGACTTGCTGCATTCATGCGCAAGTGACCGTGTGGTTGGAAACTATCTAAACGCACAGGATGGTCGAAAGAATGGAAACCTTGTGTCATTGCATATCCATTGGGTGGGATAACCAGATCGTCCTGATCCCCTAAGCGATACAAACTCAAATCTTGTTTGTATTTTAATTGTTGGCTTTCCTCTTCTGTGTATAACCAAAGACCAATCTCTACCACATTGTCTTTGATGACAGAACCTGGGGCCATTGCTCCAAGACCACCTGGGAACATGTGAATATCCCAACTGATTTGTGCGTCTGCGGGGATCGTACGGCAGACTCCTTCTGGTACAATCTCTCCCCACTTTCCCATAGCATACTCAGTGAGCATGCCTTCACGCCCTTCTGCTGTGAGAATACTTGAGTTAGCGTGATGTACTACTGACTTGGCTGCACCTCGTGGTTTGACTTGAACTGCTTTGATACATCTGTCTTGAGTAATACCACTTGGTACTAAATGCTTGTGCCATAGATCATTGCCGTTTGCAGGAATGTCTATTGCTACACTAGGAATGATTGCGTCTGGTGTTCCAAAGTCACCTTCAAAGTTCCATGCTTCCGGATCTCTAATTGGAGGTGCTTGTACAGCAACGTCTTGGTCACCGTACTGTGCGCCTGAGTTTACCCACGCAACAACTGTGTCAATATCTTCTTGTGATAAACGCCAGTCGCCTTGTAGGTCTTGTATGCCTATACCGTGATCGTAAGCATACGGAGGCATTTCTCTATTTGCTACTTTTAATTGTATAAGAGGTGCCCATGGGCGTACCTGCTCATAGGTTTCAAAACTCATAGGTCCTATGCCGCCTTGACGGTGACACACAACACAATTGTTGTTGATAATTTCTGCTACTTCGTTTGTGTAAGTTTGTGCTGATACAGCAAAGGGAAACAGCACAGCGAATACTGCGATAATGTGTTTCATATATAATTCTCCTGGGAACTATTAATATTTAAACACATTATCGCAGTATTGCAACCTCTTTCGGCAAGAAGTTACAATTTATTACATTTAGCTTCTTGAAGGGTATATACCCTCTAATGCAATAATTGCTTTACAGCCGTTTAGATCTTCTATTTTAGGTAAGGCAAATGTTGTTCTACCATCGCCGCCATAGGTTGTACCTAATATACTAAACAATGCTTCCCATTCTGCAATAGGCAGTAGTTGATGTTGGCAAAATGACCAACCTCTTGGAGCAAAGTTACCTGCAAAGTATTTTACTTCTCCTACAAACGGTTCCATTATTCAGCCTTCCAAATTGTCCAAGCACCATAAGCAATAGCGCCATAAGCAACTAGAGCAGCGATTGGTTTAAAAATTAAAAACGCAATACCTGCGCCAATTAGTACTGCGCCGTCGAGTGTTGTTCTTTCTTCTAGTCTTTTCTTAATCCATGCTTTAACCATTTTTAAATCTCCTGTGTAAAATATTTAGTAAATAATAGTTCCTTAAGGAGGAAAACTATGTTTAAATGGATGAAAAACTTATTTGTAAAAGCAGAGGATGTAGCAATTCCAGCACAAAAATTATCTGATATTGCTCCCAAAGCAGTTACAACTAAAAAAGCAGTAAAAGTAGAAAAGGTTGTTGAAGTTGACGCAAAGACTGTAAAAGTCACTAAAGCAGGTTTATCAAAGTTAACTAAGCAAGGCTTAGAAGACTTTGCAAAATCTAATTATGGTGTTGACATTGACAAACGTAAAAAGAAACCTGACCTAGTTAAAGAAGTATTAGCACTTTCTAAGAAGGCCTAATCATACCCTTTAGCTGTTCAATTGCAGTTTCACAGCGAGTCAGCTTACGCTCTAATACAGTAATAGCTGCTCGCTGTTTTCTTGACTGCTCTTCCAAACTGCGCACATAAGCTTCTGTAGGAATCTTTTGTACACTTCCATCTTCACCTAACATTTCAAACATGTCAGCGCCTTGCGCACGTAATCCACCTGCTACACGATTAGGATTCTTGTCAGATGATGACTGGGTCTGGGTTGGATTTTTTCTTCCGTACATTTGATTCAAATAGCTCATTGTCTTTTCCTTTGTAATATTTATACAACTCAATACTTGCTAGATTTTTGCATTTTGCCTCGCACATGATATCTGTGTAAGGTAAAAATGAGAGTGCATAATCATTGACTACACTATTAGGATAGTAATCACTGTGTGCTCGCAGTTTTGCTTTCTTGTGTCCTGCTTCTAGTAGTGCGGGCATATCAGGCATAGTATCGTGTGCAAATCCCTCTGGCAATGCCGTGTCTCTGCTATACGAATAATGTATTGCAGGACGAACACCTCTCCAACTGTCAACTATGCGTTTAAATCTATCGTCGGTGGGAAGAAGGTATGTTCCTTCACGGCACCAGTGATGGTGTATGTCCAAAACGAGTGCAAGGTCGTCGGCAAGTTCGAGGCTGTGCTCAACTCCCCACTTGTTTTCGTCGTTCTCGATTGTAATGGAGTTTCTTGCTTCAGGCGAGAGTCGTTTAAGTGCGTCCTTGATCCCTTGTGGACCTTTTCGACCCGATATATGGACATTGCATTTAAAGTCTTGGAATTGTTTTCCGAAACCCATATAGCGGATGAGGTTGGCGTGATATTCAAATTCTTCTATGCTCCGTTCTACAATTTCTTCGTTGTCACTAGCTAGAACAGTAAATTGTCCTGGGTGCATGGATAGTCTGACATCTAACTCTCTTGCCGTATCGCCAACAGCACCATAATGTTTTTCAAGATAGGCAATAACATCAGGACGCTGCCAGTAATAACTCCAATCCCGCTGAGTATAAACAGGAAGCTGATTGCTGCCCAATCTAACCATACGAAGTTCTGGAGGAAGGCTTCCCACATATTCTACTAACCTTTTGGCTGCTGCTGCATTATGCACCATGATATCCCACAGGCGCTGTTCTGCAACATCTTTTGTCTGCCTATTTAGCCATTGCACAGTTGTGCATTTTTCAGTTAGCGGACGTTGTATTTCTTCAAGTATTTTCTTTTTTTGTGTTTGATCTGGATGAAGATACTTGCATGCGAAGCCTATACGTTTGGTTGTCATAATGTGTGCCTATTCGTTTATTGTTTAATTAGTATAACACTGTTAACGCCAGTTGTCAACTATCTTGTAGTATTAAAACTGATAACTGTACGGGCATCATTGTTATTTTTGTCAGTGTAGTGCTCTAGCCAACTAGGGAATATCACCAACAAGTCCTCATAGCAAGGAATACAATGTTGGTACTCGTTAAATGGACTGTCTGTTGAAAAAATATCGTTCATCCTATATGGCTTCAATGGACTTGAAAAATATAAATTTGACGAACCTTCTGGTGCATTAATATAATACGCTCCACTTAATACACTTCCTTCGTGCCTATGCGGCACAACACTGCCTCCATCATTCATTCGATTAAACCAGCTATTTCCGACTTTTAAAGGAGAATAACCGCCAACCGAAGCGTATTGCTTAATATTATTAGAAATATCTGTTTTTAATTCAATTAAATCGGGATGATCTAATATTGGAGAGGATGAAAAGCTACTGAGTCCGTTATCTAATAAGTCGTGATCTGTTAACTCTGTATTTTTTATTATTTCCAAAGCTCTTGTCTTACAAGAATGATTGCTCATATCTACTAACATTACTGCTGTTGGGAATATGCTTATTATTTTGTTATCCATATTATATCCAATTGTCTATTACCCATTGATCTTTGCAGTTGTGCGGATTAGGATCACCATGAAATACTGCTACACTTGTTGCATCTTTAATCACAGGATCGCCGTTCTTTTCAAAGTCACGCTGTCCCCTAGGCTTGTTGTTGTAACGAGGTTTGCCACGCATTTCCCACTTGTAGCTTTCGATCCATTCATCAGGCCAATATGCATAAGTGCCATCTTTAACAGTTGCTCGAATCCAGTCTTGATCACCGTGATAGCGTCTGATAGGAATGTTTGGGCTTTTGATAAAGTCTGTGTACACTGCACTGTGTTGTCCGGTATTAAGCCTAAAAATACTGCTATTAAATTTGTTGTAGTTACGTATCATAGATCTATTAAAATCACGTATGATACAGAATTTTCCCGGCTCATATGTAAACAGGTGATCGATATTTCTAAAGATCACAACATCAAGGTCAAAGAAAAGAATTGTCCCGTTTAAACCTAGTTTGGGATTAAAGAACATAGGCTTATACCACCAACCTTGTACACCTGCAATTGGCGGCAACGGCTCAATTCTAATCTCACTGTCAATGTCTGTAGGATTTTCTGTATAGCACACAAACTCAAACGGAACTGTTAAGTTACGCTTTACCATAGAGTAAAGTTTATTAACATATTCCGCCGAGTATTTGTTGCCGTACTTTAAACAGACTACATAATTATTTCTAGTTGTTCTCAATGGTGTAGTAGAAGGCAAAGAATTACTTACTGATTTCTTTTTTTCTTTGTCGAGTGCTTTTCTTGCTCGACGCTGATCCTTAGTTTCTCCATTGATATACTTTTTCATTATGCTTCGTAGATAGCTGAGTTAGCGCCGTGCTCTGCACATTCTACCTTTACACAATAACAACGACCGTCTGTTGCTTCTCGAATCAGTTTGTCAGCAAAGTAAAATGCGTGTTCTGCAAACTTCTCTGCACCTACACCGCCAAACTCTCTTACTTCACATAATCCTTTTTCTTGTAGATCATAAAAGTCTTGTTTGTGTGGATCGTTAAAGTCTACACATAGTTTGTGATCGAAGTTTTCTTCCAGCCATGCTTTGAGTGGCTTTAGCCCACCAAAGTCTACTGCCCAGTTTTTATTGTCTAGATAATCACATCCAAATGTAAATGTAAATGCTAGACTGTAACCGTGTAGTAGATGACAGTGTGAATGATCTGCGTTAGGTTGACGGAACACCGCTGATAGTCCGATGTTGTGTCCGTAGTGTTTTGTGCTTAGATGTCTTGCCATATATTTCTCCTATTAAATATGCGGCGGCAGAGTTAGAAGGGTTGACGCCAAGTCCTTATACTAAGTATACTACAAACTACTTATGTTGTCAACCTTTACATTAGGATATTTCCAGGCTTTTGGCAGTTGCCAGTTATCTAGCTGATGTATAATAAAATTAGTATTTGAAAAATGTTGAAATATTTTACCTATTTGATAGATCCAGTATCTTGGATCAACTGCATTCTTGTGTGCAAGAGAATAATTTGTTGTATCTTTGTATATATTGTTGACTTTGTTGTCTATGCTGTACAAATCGAAGCCTATTAAATGTATGTCATCTGTTGTCAACTTTGCTGCTAGTAGCACAGCATATGGCCCAGCTCCCCAATGTATAGGATCGTCAGGACGTTCGCTACCTGCATAAGGCAAGTCCGGAACCATTCGTATGTTCTTTACTGATTTATAATTTACAAAATGGTTTTTGCGAGTATGCACTTTTGCATGCTTATGATAAAATTTATCAAATGCTTCGACTAGCATACGTTTGTCAACACATATTAAATGATCTACTTTAGTATCCCTTAGTATTGCATTACAGCCTATTTTGGTATACTCCAAAGACTCGAGATCTATGCCGTGACGGCTTTCACCATTTCCAATTACTAACATAATGTTATTTACTTTTTAATTTCGTTGACTTCTTTTTTAATATCAACTACTTCTTCAACAACTATATCAAGTTTTTCTGAAGTTTTGCCAAGCACACTTGTGACACCTGCAATAGTGTACAGTGCCCACCACCACCAAACCACACTAACTGCAAACATTAGTGTTGCACCAATAGTGAGTGTTACATGATAATATGATCGTAAGCCGATAAATTCTAAGAAGAACAAGCCTGCGAGAGCAACTAAGGGCAGCACAGTTGCCGCCCATGCCCATATACTAATTTGCGATAATGCTCGCTTGTGAAATTCTTTCAATTGTATTAGCCCTTTGTATTATTAATATATATATTTAACTAAAGTTATTGTTTAATTATAATACTATTTTATGAGCTAATTTGACCAAATGCTTTCCATTCGCCTGGAGTGCCTTCACGTACACACACCCATCCTACATAACCTGTTGCTACTGCCTTTGTATTGTATACAATATCGCCTTGACGGTAAGTTCCACTTGAAGGAATAGCAGTGCCTGTCATTATTTTTGTGCCTGATACTTCAATGCCGTTAGCAGTTGCAAAGCTGACATCTTCTGATACATTATTAACACCTACACCTAACTTACCATGTACACTCACTCGTGCATCAGATCTTCCGTTCCTGCCAAACTCAACCTTACCGTTTGCACGAACTGTAATTCTTGTGGTATTGTCAGTAACAATAGTCAAGTCATCTGTTGTCCAGTTACCAATTTTAGTTGTCTCGCCTTCTACGTCAATTACAAATTCTGATTCTAAACTAGTAACGCTGATACTTCCGTTAGGCGATTCTGTGCCAAAACCAAGACGTTGGCTATCACTATCATAGATGATAAATTCATCTATTACCAAATTTCCATTTGTGCGTAAATTTTGTAATGTACCTACACTAGTAAGACTAGATCTAGTTATGCCTGACCCTAGTTCACCGCTACGTAATACTACGGTATTACCAATCGAGTATGTAGATTCATTGTCTATATCTATCGATTCAGTAGAATATATTCTATCTGGATTAGCTCTGTATATAAATTGTTTAGTAGGACCTTGTCCTCGCCATTGTAAACCTTTTCCGTATATGCCGTTATCGTCAGCTATAAACTCTAATGGAGTGGTACGTTCATTTCGTACATCAGCAGTAAGTTCATTTACATGCAACTTTTGTGCAGTTATTAAACCTTCAACTGATAAATCGCCATATACAGTAGGACTACTACTAATATGATCAGTAACTAAATTGGTAATACTAACACCATTATCATTAAGATGCATTACACGCTTCCGAGACTCGTCTGCGATACCAGTACTGCTAAAATTACTAATAGTGCCGCCGTGTACTTTATCGCCGCTGATTTCGTTATTAATAAAGTCAGGCTTGGGTGCAGGAGCAAGGGCAACAGCTTCTAACCCGTCTGCAACTTGAGCTAGTGCTATCTTTATCTTGTTAACAGTATCGTTAATGTGTTCTGCCATTTTATTATCCTATTTGTCCAAACGGACGCCATTCGCCTGGCGTACCAGTTCTTGTGCAAACCCAGCCGACATGTCCAGTTGATACAGGCGTATCGTTCCAAACTATATCGCCTTGTCTGAAAGAACCTGTTACTGGTATACTTTGGCCTACCATAAATTTCTTGTTTTCAAATTTAACAGGACCACTAGTACTCAGCATTACATCCGAGTCTATGTGATTAACACCTACTCCAAGTTTTCCATGAACTGATACTAACGTATCAGAACCGTCTGGATCTCCAAGATCTATTTTTCCATTTGCTCGAATAGTTAATCTAGCTGTGTCGTCGGTTATAATTTTTAAATCGTCAGCAGTCCATGTGCCTAATTTAACTGCTCTCGGCTCAGTATCTATTATAAATTCGCTATCGAGTGTAGCAATACTAAGTTTGCCGTTTGCAGATTCTGTTCCTATTCCTAGTGATTCTGAATCACTATTATAGAATATATAATCGTCAATAGACAAGTTTCCCTGTGTACGTAGGTTTTGTAGTGTGCCTACAGTAACTAGACTTGAAGTTCTTATACTGCTGCCTAGTTCTCCGCTACGCAATACTGTAGTGTTACCAATCATGTAACTCGACTCAGGTGCTAAATCGATACTTTCAGTAGTCCATATTCGGTCTGGGTTTGATCTATATGCAAACTGTTTTGTAGGGCCAGAACCACGCCATTGAAGTCCTTGACCGTACGGTCCGTTTTCTCCATCGGCGATAAATTGCAAGGACTTTGACGATTTAAGTAAGACATCCTCAACCGATAATGCAGATTGTACAATATCAGTAATTGATTCTCCTAGTGCTTCTAACGCTGTATGTAAAGTTTGATGATTATTTTGATCCATACAGTATTTATTAAAATGCAACAGTATCCAAATCAGCTACTAAAATTTCCTCAAATGTTTTCTTCTTATACTCTACAATTTCTGCTTTGAGAGACTTTGCTTTTGCTTTGAGTTTGGCAATTTCTTCTGCTGTCAAACTACGCATAGGAAGCCCTAAGAAGCCCTTTACACGCCCTTGTAAAATACTGTCATATGCTTCAGCTTGTGAGATCACTGCTGTCTCCTTGCTGTTGCGAAGCTCTATGGCACCATCTACAACGCCTTGGATAAACTTTGCGCGAGCATTAGTGTAATCCATTTCTTCTTGCATACTTGACAGCAAGTGTTGCTTGCGTTTGTCGTTGTACTCAATACGTTTGACGTACCATGCTTCTAACAGATCGTTGAGACTGTTAAAGATAACAATCTTGTTGTTCTCATCAATACAAGTAAAATTTTCACTTACCTTCTTAATCAGTTTGAGTTTGGTCATAATCCATTCGTCTGTACGCTCGCCGAACGCACGATCTACTTGGATCTCAAACTCGAACACATCATTGTCGCTCAAGTCGTCAAAGTCTTTGATCACTTTGTCCTCAACCAGCTTGTCTAACACTGCTTGATACTGTTTGAGTGTATAGCCCACAGGAAGTGAATCAATGGTTATACGGTGCTTGGTCTTACGTGTAAAGCTGCCTGTAATCTCCCACTGTACTTTGCTTTCGCCTTTGTTGACTGTACAGCTCATACCTTCCCAATGCGGAGTAAGGTTAGCAGTAATACGTTCGCCAGCGGCACGTTGCTTTACCCACTTGACAATCTCTTTAGGCTTGCGTGGCAGAATCTTCTGTGCAAAGCCAATACTTACACCTTCGCTGCCGTTGATTGCAAGCATAGGCAATACAGGCACATAGTAGCGTGGCTCAATCTTTGCACCTTCAAAGTCTTGGTGCTCTAAGTTAACAAAGTCATCTTTGATGTACAGTGACTTTAGAATAGGATTCATACGTGCAAAGATATAACGTGTAGCAGCCGCATCATTAATAAATGCTGATCCGAAGTTGCCATCGCCTTCCAGCAAAGGCACGTTGTTGCCACTGCCCACATAGTCAGCAGTCATGTTAACAATAGTGCCTTCCAAGCTACCATGCAAGTATTGTGCATAGTCCTGTACCTTAGGACCCAAGTTGCTTACTTTTGTAAACTTGTCAATGTTCTGTTGTAGTACTGTGTGTACAATCTTACGACTTGCGTTCTTTTGTCCGTCAATGTAGTTTGCCAGCTTGCGCACATTGTCATACACTGAGAAGTCAATGTATTCGTTCTTAAAGAAATCTTCTAATGGTAGTGTGTTTACTTGTTGTGTCATTTTTACACCTTCATAATGTCAAAGGGAGCGCTCTGAAGCAGTTGTTCTTTTCTATAGTCAATTGTACTACCACTAAACCAATTTGTAAAGAGATCTGTGTCAGCAATGCTCACTGTAGGCAGCATTTCTTCCATAGTGTCTGTGTCAATGATGTGTTTGAGATCTTTCTCACTCCAGCTACCCAAACCTTTTACATAGCTTACATCCAGTTTGTGATCAATCTTGTTCACATCTGCAAATGTATATGCCCACTCTTTTACAACATTGCTCTTTTTACCAATTGCAATAGGAGTACGCAGGATTTTCATCTTGCCGTTGTTGAGGTGCTCCGGAAAGTACTTGAACATAAACAGTGACACAAGTCCTCTAATACGTGATCCGTCAGCGTCAGCATCAGTAGCAATACAAATCTCTGCGTCTGGGTAAGTTGTAATAATTGAATACAACTCTGTCAGCTCTTTGTTTGCACTGAACTTCTGATGCGACACTTCCAGTACGTTAAGCGGTACACCTTTGAGTGCATAGAACGCATTACCTTTGCGTCCCAAACACTTGATCAAGCCACCACTTGCTGAGTCACCTTCTACTACAAAGATACGCTCTGTCTTGTGTCCAATAGCAGCAAAGTACTTGTCGCTCTTGATCTTTTTAGTTTTTTCTAACTTGCCCAAGTCTTTCTTAGCAGCCAAGTCTTCTTGCATTTTAGTGTATGCACAGATTTCGTTGATCAAGTCTTCATTCTTCATCAACTTGGCAACAATCTTCTTGGTGTCAATTTCGCCAATTGCTTCGCGACACTCTGCTGCTGAGTTTGTTACACGTTCTTTAGTCTGACTGTCAAACTTCAGTGCAGGGAAGCCGTTTACAATAGCGTGTACACGCAGGTGTTGTTTCAAACGTGCTGCTGTAATGTCTACCTTCTTGCGGCGTTTGAGTGTATCACGGAAGTCTTGCATAATAGTTGACAGGAAGTGATCAATGTGAGTACCACCTTTAACACTCAACCCGTTTACAAGACTGTGCGACTGATGCGATCCATCTGACTTAGCAATACCAAAGATTGCTTTCTCTGTGTTGAACATGTCACAGTCGCCAAAGTAGTCTGCAAACTTCAAACGCACAATTTTCTTGTTGAAACGAAAGCGTACACTGTCAAATGCAAGTGCAAGTGAACGCACACGTTCTTCAATCATAGCAGTGTGTGCATCATCAATGTTCTCCATGCCAAAGAAAGCATAGTCAGGCTTGAACTTTACAGTTGTGCCTTTGAGTGCAGTTTCTTTTGTGCGGATACGATCAATCTGTCCGTTCTTGCCTACCATATGCACTTGTAGTTTGCCATCACTGCTTTTAGCATCAAACAGGCTGGAAGTCACAAATGTAATCATTGAACCAACACCGTTCATGCCAATTGACTCACGATTGTCGTCGTCAAAGTTTGATCCTGCTCGTGCTCGTGTAAACGCACTTACCATTTGATATTCTTTACCGTCAGGAGTGTCAATCTCAACTGCGGGAATACCACGTCCGTTGTCGCTTACAACAATAGTGCCATCTGCTTCAATGTCTACATCAATGCGTGTAGCATACTCGCCTTTTGTGCGAACATGTTCATCTACACTGTTGTCAATGATTTCGTTAATAATTTTAAGTAATCCGCCTACGTAGTTTACCTTAGTAAACTCTGCGTTGATAAACGCCTGTTCCTGTTGTACAACTTGACTGCCGCCGTACATTGAAAAGCGTTTACGGATGTGATCAGCATCCGATAGTAGTTTGAAGTTATCAGTCATGATATTCCCTAATTCTGTATTGTCAGTATATTATATAGCCAGATAACTCAAAAGTCAAGATTTTTAATTTAACCTTCGCTTTCTTGATTCCAAACGATACGTTTTTCTCTACTATAGCTTTTCGTGTACTTCGAATCCGCGGAACGTTTTGAACCTCGGGAAACGAAGCGAGTAAGTGCCATCTTGATTTTGCGTAATTGCATCTGCTCGTACCTCTACTAAATTGCCGATAATATCGCTACGATGAGTCCAATAATCATCGCGGTGGACATCAGTAAAACCGCTACCCACATTGACGCGAATATCTTTTCCATCATCGATCCCTTCACAAACGAATGCACCAAGACGGCCTTCATTCCTACCAGTGCCTTCTTCAACTTCCTTTACCTCCAATGTTACTTCGATAAACGGTTTTGCTTTGAGCCAAGCGTGTGTACGCTTGCATTCATAGGGCGCATCCACGTCTTTGATCATTACGCCTTCGTAACCACCGTCTACAGCCTGCTTATTAAGCTCAACAAAGCGTGTCTGTCCTTCTTCTGAATCTAAATCGACTGTTTCCCAATCCAGTGCTGATACGTGCTGAAGTACGCTCTTATGCTCCTCTACCCAATGCTTGGTGATCTCACTACGGAAGCTCTGTGGCTTGTCCCACACACCGTTTTGAAAGCACCCTAATGGAATAGTATCAAACAAGTGCAGTACAGCGTCAGTGCTTTGCTTCCCGTCTTTGCGATGTACTTGCTTCATAAGATCTTGGAAGTTAGCACTCATTACTTCACCGTCTAACACTAGCGGATAAGGTACAGGATACTCTGCAACAACTGCTTCAAGTTCTTCAATGATGTGTCCAAAGTTGTGGAACTGTTTTCCGTTGCGGCTAAACATTTCTACTTTGTTACCGCGAATGATTGTGATAACACGCACACCATCAAGTTTGATTTCGATCTGCTTCTTGCCCTTCATTTTCTTTTCGTGCTTGAGACTATCGTGAGCAAGGGCACAAGTAAACACAGGCACAGTACCTGGTACTACTTTGTTCACAGTTTTCTCACTTACACCACAGCGCAAGTCTTTGATAAGGATACGACGATACCAATCATTCCACTGTTCTGTAGTAGCAACACTCATTGCAAGTTCAATAGCATCGCGAGCCGCGTGTCCTGTTAGTTCACGTTGTTGTAGCTTGTCTGCAAGTTCTTTAAACACTTCCCAAGACAGTCCTTGTCCAGTCAATACATCTGAACGCATTGGTACTTGCTTTACACCAAATGTCACAAGAGCGTCAAGTGCCATGCGCAACCCTTCAAAAAACTCTGGAAGACCTTCTTCGTGTGCGGCTTTTAAGATTGCTTCTTTTTCTAAGCGACTGTTGTGTGTTTCCAGTGCGTGAATAATAAATGTAGGTGGTGTTCTCATTGGTTGCGCCTCTGTTTGCCTTAATATGTATACATTATAGCATCACTGTCAGATTTGTCAACCGAATAATATTCAGGCTCTATATCTAGTGATTCGTGAAAGTCGAATACAGACCATCCGTTTAGTGCATACCATGTTGCTTTTTTCGGTGTGCATAGAACAAGATGATTCTCTTTATTTCGTTCTATGCTATATAAGCGATGTTCAATCATCCCAATCAATCTTTTTATATTTAGGTTTCTTTTTGATCTTGTTACCAATTACTTTGGGACGGAAGGGACCGTTTGGATCCCTTACCGCCTTTGCTTCAAAGTTGCGTCTCTTTGGCGCTTGTGGCCTACGCAGATTTTTAGACATTATCTTACCCTTAGTTCCTCAATATTAATCGGTGTGTAATCAATTTGTTCTACACAAACACATCTGTGGAACTCAGTTGGCGATGGATTCTGATGAATATGACCGTGTACGTTTGTCATACTGCCTTCACCAAATCTGTGACTCTCACCTAATGTACTGTTGTGTACAGGAACGTGTGTTAACAGCAACCCAAACTCAGGGAACATTCTCCACAAGTCAATCTTGCCCCACCAGCCGCCAGCAACGTGAAACTTGATGTTGTCGTGGTTACCAACTACCAAACGCTTCTGTCCGTTTAGGCGAGGCATATTAGTGTCCATCCATTCTTGCTTGCGAGTGCCAAACAACACATCACCCAAGTGGTACACTTTGTCACCTGGCTTGACAACACTGTTCCAGTTGGCAATCATAGTCTCGTTCATTTCTTCAACATCTGCAAAGTTGCGAGTAGGTTTACCTACCTTGTCAGTGAAGGTTAGAATGTTAGCGTGATCAAAGTGTGTGTCACTGATTATCCAAATATTTCTAGCCATGTCATGACCCTCTTTATCTAATTTATATTAGTTTAGCTTAGATTAGCTTAGATGTCAACCAGTAATGGAGTGAGCGGCCGGACTCGAACCGGCATAGTCTTTCGACACGGATTTGCAATCCGATGCATAGCCTTTCTGCCACGCTCACATAATGGCTGGGGTGGTAGGATTCGAACCTACGGTACACTGGATCAAAACCAGTTGCCTTACCACTTGGCTACACCCCAATATGGCGGAGAGTGTGGGATTCGAACCCACGGAACACTTTCATGTTCGACGGTTTTCAAGACCGTTGCATTAAGCCAGACTCTGCCAACTCTCCTATATGGTCTCGGTAGCTGGATTCGAACCAACGACCTCTTGTACCCAAAACAAGCGCACTACCAGGCTGTGCTATACCGAGATATTTGGTGAACCCGGTGCGATTCGAACGCACGACAAGCTGATTAAAAGTCAGCTGCTCTACCAACTGAGCTACGGGTCCTTGGCACCGGTGGAGGGATTCGAACCCCCGCGGACGCGGTTTTGGAGACCGCCGCTCTACCACTGAGCTACACCGATATTAAACTTTTTACTTCCTCCACAAAAAAAGCCCCTAAACAAGTTAATGCTTAGGGGCGTATCTTAAATAACTTTTCTACAAAGTCGCGTTAAGACATACCCCTCCTTGACGGTGAGCACCAATTCTGTAATGACGATTGTTGTACTGTCTTTAACACGTTATAATTCCTTTGTTGTATAACTTAATATACTATGTTTATTTATCTTTGTCAACCACTATTTGACAATTTAGATAGAATATTAAATAAGCAGTTTCTAGTCCTGCTTAGGACCGCCATCATCCTGGGCACCATTTGCTCAGTTGTTTTACAAGGGGAACAAAACCCTTGATCCCGCTTTATCAGTGCGGTGCTGTCTGCTATACAGAACAGCGTGATTAATAGTGATAGGGAGGATTGCAGTCTACCTCCAACAACCTAGTAAGTATTATCATACGTTCGGTTGCGCCTAGTATCAAACAGTTACGTTCGAAATACACATCTTCGTGTCTCCACGCTCATGTGCTGCCACCACAGCTACTAGCCAAGTTATCGTCCTTACGAAACGACATTTCCTTGCACTATCTTTTCAAACCCCGTCGGGTTGAAACCTTAAAAACTTTGGTGCGCCTGGAGGGACTTGAACCCCCACGCCGTAAAGCACTAGAACCTAAATCTAGCGTGTCTACCAATTTCACCACAGACGCAGTTGTAAGCTAACCGTTGGCTTACGTGAGCGTATTGAGCCGCTACACTTACTGGTGCCGCAACAAGGATTTGAACCCTGGACCTACTGATTACAAATCAGTTGCTCTACCAACTGAGCTATTGCGGCTTTATCTTCTTACTTTACAGTTAGGACACCAATCTCCGTGTGCTAACTCTGTTTTACATTCACTGCATGTTGTCATACAGTACTTATTCAGGTGTTTCGTCTTCTTGTTCAATTTCGACTTGCAAAGATCTGATCATTTGTTCTTCTAAGTCTTGTTTGTTGATAGTTCCTGTTTCAAGCAAACGAAGTGCATCTGCTGCGCTTGATGCTTGTCCTGAACGTTTTAGATATGCACATGCTGCAACCAAGTCAGTTCGGTTAATGCCTGTGACATCCATTGCTTCCTCAATAAAGACTCTTCCCATTTGTTGTAACCTTTCATTGTTACTTGTTATTGTAGTATGGAGCGGGTAAGGAGAATCGAACTCCTATCATTAGCTTGGAAGGCTAAGGTCTTACCATTACACAATACCCGCAACTGGCAGAGAGACAGGGATTCGAACCCTGGGAACCTTTCGGTTCGGCGGATTAGTAATCCGCTGCCTTCGACCACTCGGCCACCTCTCCATTTGGCTCCCCAGGATGGGATCGAACCACCGACAAATTGATTAACAGTCAACTGCTCTACCGCTGAGCTACTGGGGAATAAACTCTACTTACAACTGCTAACAGTGCAGGAGTCGAACCTGCATGGCGGACCGCCGTCCTATTTGCTACACCGTGTAGTTAATGGGATTCGAACCCAACACCGCAACCCAACGGACCACGGACTCGAACCGTGTTTACCTCACCAGTTATCTATTAGCATGTGTAAGTAGAGTTATGAATACATGTTGGTGCATGTATTCCTCTACTTACCGTTCCATCATCGACTTGCGTCTAAGAACTAATATTCTATCTAAATTGTCAAAGAGCGTTGTAAACTTTTTAGCTTACTTAGTTATAATAGCAGTTTATTTAGTTTCTGTCAACTGCTATTTTTAATATTTAGATATTTTTTATAAGATTCGTCAGTTGGCTTAAAAACAAAATTAATAATACAACGTTTGTCATTTTTGATAGGATTACTACTTGCATGCAGTCTGTTGCTTTGAAACATTAATGCACTTCCTTTTTTAGGAGTATTAGAATGAACCATTGTTAGGTTATCATGCCCGTCTTCGATGGCATACTTATCAAATATTCGAGTGTCGCCGTCTGCATCGTTGACATAGTAAACCATACTAAGACACTGGTCTCCCCCATAGTCAATATGAGGCTTATGGTAACTGTTTTCGTCACCCGTGCCTTTTGTTAGCAAATTTGATTTTATTCGTACAACATGTTCTGTTACAATTCCTGTCTCTTTTTCGAGGAACCATAAAATTGGTTGTGCAATTTCTCCAAACAATTGATGAAGTATTCCTTCATCTGGAGTTACAAATGTATTGGTAAATTGATAAGTCTCGTTGATATTTTTATCGTTGGGATCGAAGTTATTGTCAACATCACTGGTTAGACCATTAAAAACCCATTGGCCGTGATTTATTAAACGTGTTTCAATCCAGTTTGCCATTCCTAAAGGAACTAGATTATCAATTTCTTCATAATCAAAACGTTCAATCATTTTGTTTCATAATCTTTCTAATAATATTTTCTGCTTGTGGATATGTATCCATTAGCGCGACTTGATCGTCGATTTCTTGTAGTCGTTCAAGTTCTTCTTGCACCGTTAGTTCGCTACGTGGAACACTTCTTTCATAGAAGGGATTGTAGCTTGTAGGCAAGTATGGCTGTGTCCAGCTAGTATTAATAACCATACCGTTGAAACGTTTGTTGAAATCATCTTCGTTCATTGTAGTGTTGTAACTCCCAAGTGTGTTTGTCGTTCGCCTGCGATAGCATCATACAAAATGTCATTCACTGCATCAAGTTCTTCATTTGATACATTATGCACATCTTCAGTTTCTAATGCTGTATGAATACGTTCTAAGTCTTCTTTAGTGAGTGTGTCACGCAAAGGATGACGTAGTAGTTGCATATGTGCCTCTTATTTTGCTCGAACTGTGACTTCTACTGGAATACGATCGCCTACACGATAGTTATTGTAGGTGCGTGTGCTGCCTTGAATACCACGCCATTCATAACGAATAGTATAGTTTTTAAGTTCTTCCTGCGTTTCATAGTAAGTTACATTGTTGCAGGTCTGTTCTTCACGGTATCCAATAATCTCTTGTGACTGACTACCACGTTTGTTGGCTACATCAGCACCAATGATTGCACCAAGCACAGTTGCAGCATCTTTACCACTGCCGCTGCCTACTTGATTACCAATAGCGCCGCCAATAATAGCACCTACAATAGTATCACCTGTGCTTGCTTGTCCGTTCTGCACATTGCCGTAGATCGGTACTTGATTTACACGACAGTCTGTACGGTAGCGTGGAACTTGAACATTCTGATAGTTTGGTTTAACTGCTGTAATAGTTGCATACTCATCTGCACTTGCAGAAGTAGCAAAACTCATAGTACTGATTACTGCAACAGTCGCTAACAATTTATTCATTGTCTTCTCCATAAATTTAACTTACTAATAAAGTATAACACAACTACTTATCAGTGTCAACTGAATTATACCAACTTTGTTCGTACTCGTCTACAACATCTACTGCATTAATACGATCATAACGGAAACTACGCCAACCTTTTGCATTCACATCCCATACATTTACAACTGCATCTGACATCTCACGAACTTTCTTTTGGCTCATTGTGTCTGTTTTAGTTGCAGGTGGTTTCATGTCTTCGCGCAGTGTGCAGGTCATAACACGCTTGTCACCGCTAATCTTGTTAAAGTCAACTACTAGAACATTTTGCTCTAGTAGCATCTTTAGATCTGCACGAGTAGGAATACCTTTAAGGGCTGCTACTGTATCACCTACTGTGTTCTGGTTAGTATCAGTCATATATGCCTCTGCTGTTGTAAATTTTAAATCAATCACTATAGTTCTTCTACAATGCCTAGCACTTCTGCTGCAATAAGAAATACTCCTGCCAGCACAATACTTTGTGGCCAAATAAGAGCAACGCCTGCTGCTATACGTATTGTGCTTTTAGCTAGACTTACGTAGAAGTGGAATGCACCCGGGTCTTTAGTTGCTATTTTCATTATCGTTTGTCCACTACCATGTCAGCAAGACCATACTCAACTGCTTCTGCTGCTGTTAAGAATGTGTCAAACTTCATAGTTTCAAAAAACTCTTCGTACTCTTTGCCCACACTGTTGTGCTTGACGTACAGTTCTGTAAGACGCTTGTTGATCTTCTTAGACTCTTCCATGCTACGCACTGCATCTTCAAACTGTAGTTCTTGTACGTGTACACTACCGCTTGTACCACGTGTACCTGAGCTTACACGGTGAATCATTGTGCGACTCTCTGGCAGTACAACTCGCTTTCCTGCTGTACCTGCTTGTGCTAAGAAACTGCCCATCGAGCAGGCTTGGCCCATTACAATAGTACGCACATCGCATTTGATGTATTGCATAGTATCGTAAATAGCCAAGCCTGCTGTCACGGCGCCGCCTGGACTGTTGATGTACAAATTAATGTCTTTGTTAGGATCTTCGCTTTCAAGAAACAACATCTGTGCTACAATTAAGTTAGCCATGTTGTCTTCTACAGGACCGTTCAACATAATGATACGATCTTTCATCAAGCGACTGTAAATGTCAAATGATCGTTCGCCATTGGCGGTTTGTTCTACTACCATAGGTACTAGTGGCATATTATCTTCCTTTTTTAATGTTAAATTCTTGTGGACCTGGCGTTGTAAATTCCATACCAAGCGCATTGCCTACGTATACTTTACCATTCCAGCGGAGGTGTATTTTAGTGTTTGCAACAAATGCATCAAGAGATTCGTTTGTTCTAACATTGTCAACTTCACATTCAACAGTTTGATCATTGCGAGTATTGGTTAACATTGCTGTCTTGCCGTAATAACTATCCATATCTACCTCAAGTTTGCTAATAATTAATAATATTATAGCAAACTATCAGGTAGCTGTCAAGCGATTATATGCCTTTTAGTGTGTTTTCTGCACCTTTGAGTTGCAGGTTGAGAACAAAGTTTTCAACCAACAATTTGGTTGCAGTTGCCAAAACAACAGGCATTACATCTTCTTTATTAACATTGCCAAATTGTTCTAACAATTGCGATGCCATCATTTGATAGGCTTGCTTTTCTGTAATATGCAGCATGCCCCAATCAATAGGATCAGCGCTTTCACATTCCATTGCAAGCTCTACTAAAAAGTCTAAGTCTTCTTGTTTAACCATTATTGCAATACCGCATGTTCGCCTGTTCCGTTTGGATCAATACCAAACCGTTGTATACACATGCTTACAATAGCATCTGGAATGTCATCGTTTTCTTTCCCTGAGGGAATCCAAATTCCCTTTAGTTCGCCGTTACATCCTACAATTAATCCGTAGTCTGTATCAGATAGTGATTTTTTAAATTCTAGTTGTTTATGACTCATGGTATTCTCCTAAGTTGTAATTTGCTTTACTCGGAGTATTCGTACTGTACAAACTCTCCGTCTTGGATCTTAAATACGTCTGCGCCGCCACTGGAACGAATGTACTGGCGACCACCGTCAATCATTTTACCCTCAACTACCTTGTAGTCATGATGTGATTGACTGTAATAGTATTTACCATCTACCAGTATCATTCCAAATTCTAGATCTTCTACAATGTCAGCATTTGTAATCATTGTGTGTCCACGAAAGTGATCATGATAAATGCCAAAGTAGCGATTGCCGAACTCAGGATGCGGTGTAGCACGATAGAACACATCTACAGGAACATCACTTGCTCGTAGATCTGTAGTGCATACATACTTTACTTCTACGCCGTCTTTTTCTGTGTAGATTTTTTCTACTTCTTCAATGTTAAACAAGTTCTCGTGTACAATGTTCATCTGTCTCTATTCTCCTGCAAAATTAAATGCTATTGTAGTCCTTACTGCGCCAGGGCCGCTTTTTAAAACTTCATGCTTTAGATAACTTGGAAATAAAATCATTTTACCTTTTTCTGGAGTAATGTCAGTATTTGTCCATGCATAGATATTCTCATCATCGGTGAATTTAGCATAATCTGTCATTGGATTTGGATTGTACAATCTAATTTTGCCTGCTGATTCGTTTGCCCTAACCCAATAAACACCGCTTATACCATGAATTCCATGCGCATGAATCCCGTGTGTATCACCTTCTTTATAATCTTGTGTCCAATATTGTAATGGCTGATGTTCTGCAATATGAAGTGAGGTCATAAATTGATACCTACGCATTACTTTTATCCATTCATCGACCAATTGAGGAAGTAACTCATGCACTGGAATCTTGTTTTCAAAAAAATCTGAAAATTGTGTATCTAGTTCATTTCTGTTTAATTTGTTAATTTCAGGAACCATGACAGATTCAACTTTGTTAGCTAATTCATCGTCAACAGTATGATGTACTACTCCAACTGGAAAATAATTTTCAATATGCATCTTCTTTTACCTTCTTAGCAATAGTTTTATGAATACCTGGATTTACTCTAAGTACATTGGACATCATTTCGTGTCTGATATAATTACGAGTATAACACATATCTGCATTGCTGTTATCCTGTATATATGGAACGTTCTTTAAGTTTGCCCACAATTCTAAATCTCGTTTGCGTGTGGCACGAAACGGACGAAGCACTCTGTCGTTTCGACTGTAGGGGATAATTTTACCAGTGCCATGCATGCTACTCCACACCCATGTTTCTACACAATCGTCTAAGTGATGTGCTGTAACAATTTGTCGTTCGGTACAGCGTTCTAACCATTCATAGCGAATACTGCGCCAGTATTCTTCTTGGCTTTCTCTCGGATGTTTTTCACGCTCTTGACCTGTAACATTAGTTAAAAACGGAATGTCTTGCTCATTACAGTAATCACTTACAAACTTCATTGCTTCAAAACCGTGAGCAGTACCATGATTAAAGTGCAACACAAACACGTCATGATTGCGTCTTAGAAAGTCAAGTGCAGCCATACTGTCTACACCGCCACTACATGCAACATAGACTTTGCGAGGTAGTTTACCTTGAACTTTAATCATTCAAACAACTGCCACAACATAATAACAATAGGAATACCACTAAGCATTATCATACCAATAATAGCCTTGCCAAGTTCATGTTCTTCTTCAGTCATCTTTTGAATCCCATTTGAGTATTTCAAGTTCGCCGTCGGCGCATTTGCGCACTCGTAGAAATCCATTATCGATCAATGTGTCAATAGTTGCTTCTGTAGCATCAAGAAAGTTCTTTTTCAAGAACAAATAATATGTTGCTGCTGATCCTGCTACATATGCCCCAAGCAACCATGCCATAACTTCAATAGAAATATTCATCATGCTACCACCGCCTTAAAGTTTTCTAATCCAAATCCTGTGTATTTGCTTGCACTGCCGTATCGCATATAGCACTGATTGCAAGCGTCTTGTTCGTTTAGTGCTTTTACTAAATCGATGTGTTTGCTGCCTACATAGACGTTGTAATATCTAAACATTGTATTATACCTTATATAGTTTTACGTAGTTAAGACGAGTTTCGTCTGCGCTAAACAAACGATTTTTTGTATGCGATTTAACTTTGGCTTTGATACGCTTGCGAGCACCGACAGCATGATCGAACTTGTTCATAAAGCTAACAAGATTGCCATCTGTAGTAACGCAAGTATAGTTGTAACTTTCCCACTGACTGCTGTAACGCTTGTCCAGTACTTCTACAACAGTTTCTACACTAGCACCCACAGGCTCAATGTGCTTGCTGTCACGGTACTCAACACGGATAGTTTTCTTCAGTCCGCTTTCATGTTGATCGCGAGCAATAAACTCTGGAGCAAACGCAATACGCCCCATGCTTGTAACACGTACTTCATCTTGCGACAACTCTTTAACCATGTCTGCTTTAAAGCCGTCAAGCTCGCCCAAGCCCAGCATCACATAACGCTTCATCCACTTGAGTGCTTCTTGTACGCTAGCATAGTCTGCTTCAGTAGGCTCAAACATTTCAAAGTCTTCTGGAAGGTACTTTGCGTCTGCTGTATCCAGCTTCTTTTCCCAGTAGTAACGCACAAGAAATAGGTTAGGAAACTGTGTCTTGTTTTCATCACAGCTAAAGCGACGAGTGTCTTTGGTATAGGTGTTGCTGTTGATGCGATATGCAGCGTATGCAACAGCAAGTGCTTCCGTGATGCTTACAGTTTTCATTGGAACCGCGTCCTTGTGTACGTATCCGTTTTTAACTTCTGCGAACATTGTGTGCCTCTGTGTGTTTGCCTAATTTATGTATATATTATAGCATAGAATTAGAGATTGTCAATCTTTATTTCGCCAGTCTTCTGCTAAAATAGTTTTGTCACTGTTACAATCTAGACACAATGATTGAATGTTTTCTTCTGTGTCTGCACCGCCATCTACCTTGCGTACAATGTGATCACCAATAATACGGTTGCGGCACATGCGACTAAACAGTGCAGGATCTTCTTCTTCGATCAGTGGAAACTTCTTACGTACTTCTTCTTGTACGTTTTTCCCACACTCGTCACATGTCCATTTGCGGTGATGTGTGTGAGGACGATCTAATCTACCAGTGCCGCCGAATTCTCGTAAGTTCTTTTGATGCTTACGACACAGAATATCTTGTCCAGGTCCAGTCTTTTGTGTCAAGGGCATATTGCAGCCCTCAACAGTACATGACACTCCCGCTTCAATCTGCTGTTTAAGTTTGCGGGGACTTTTCTTTGATAGGTCCTCCCAAACTAGCATTAGAACAAGTCCGCAGTAGGTACAGTGTAGTAGGTTTCGCTATAGTAAGGTACAGCTACGCCTGCTTTTGCAATTTGAGCAATAAGGAATGTATTACCTAGTGGCTTCTCTGGATAGCGGATACCCAGCAAGTCCCAACCGTTGCGTACTGTATCACGGTAGTAGTCTTGATAACTGCTCTTAGCACGACTCCAAAGGTCAAGACTGTCAAAGTCACCATGTCCTACTACTTTAAGTGCTTTAGCAACATCTCGAATATACTTGTCAGTTACATCAATGTTGCTGTCTAGTTCGCACAACTTAAAGAACTCATAAAGCATCCAAGCTTCTTTAGACTGTACAGGACGATTGCTACGACACACTGCTGTAAAATATTGTGTAAAATATTTTGTAATAATAGGTGTGTAGTTTTTAGTATCCATAAGCTCTTGCATACGTGTTAGCGCACCAGGCTTTTCTGTGTCATTAAACTTTTCGTGTGTAGCAAACATTTTAGCACTTTCGAGCCATTGTTGTTTTTGCTCTGCTACAATCCAGTTAGGAATTGTTGAGCCATCTGTACGTACACCAAATACCATTTGCTGATATTTGTCAATTGCATCTAGTGGGCGTTTGCCTTCACCATTTGCTGCCATAAACACTCGCCGCATTTCATCTTTTTGTGAACTAGGATAAATTACAATCGGTACTTCACAATTACTGATATCTTCGTTCATTACCATGCTTGCAATAATAAACAATACAATAGCAGTGTGCTGACCATCCCAACATACATACTTGCCAGGGCAACCAGGATCTTCATACACTCGAATGGGCTCTGCTTGAATTGCCCAAAACTGATCTAGAATGCCCATTGCCCAATAAAACGCCAATAGTCGTTGCAGTGTTACGTCAATTGCAATTTTGTCTAGTGTAGTTGATTGTGCAGAAGCTAGTGTAATATCTGTCCACTTGGTATACTGCGGATTGCGTTCTTTGAAGTCTTCAATGCTATCTTCAAGAACACTCTGCAAATAAGTTTCGTTATCTACTACACTGCGTAAACGCTGTTTAAGATTAACGTAGTGTGATTGTTGTTTAGAAAACTGTTGGTTAATTTTGTCTGCATATGATGTCAATGCAGGTTGTGTAGTCATAAGATTCATCATGTTGTTTGCCTTTGTGTTTGTGTTTGTGCCTATACACTAATATAACATCTATTGTGCAGATGTCAAGAACTTTTCTTCAAAGTCATCAGAAATAACATCACGCCACAACTGTGCCACACTTTGTGTGTGTTTGCACTTGCCACGGAATGTCATGCCTGTGCAGTCGCAGGTAAAGCCTTTGTCAGTAATACTTACTGTGTAGCTGTTGCCTTTGCTGCCTTGGATAGGATACTCTAAACCTACAGCCCAGTGTGTTTTAAAGTCAAACAAGTCTGTGGGTTTAAAGTATTTTTGTGAATATTTAGACATCTTGCGTCCACTTCAAATGACCAAGTTTCTCTTGTTCTGCCCAGCGCACAAACAATCCTACTTCTCTGCCGTGTGCTTCGATCTCCCAAGGAAGATCCCAGTAGCTAACTTTTTCAGGATTGTATGTTTTGCCGCACCATGTGTCGTGTACAGGATGTAACTCTCTGCGAGCATACTGCTTGACATGCACCATTTCATGTGCGATAGTTTCTAACAGTTTACGCAGGCGCAGTTTACGATCTGCTTCAATCTCAAAGGTGCGGTTATCGTCTAATTCTAAACAATAACCCATTGCACCATTAGGATTTTTAAGTTTAACAGTAATATCTAGTGTCTTCATGCGCGGCATAAGTGTCTTGATACAGAACTTAACCATGCTTCGTGCGTACTTCTTTTGGTTCTTAGTACCGCCAGTGATTCTAATAGTCATATCGTAACTGCCCTTAGTTAGTTAATGTATATACATTATAGCACTATTTTTCTATCCTGTCAACCACATTTTCACCTAAATTTGACTCAATTGTAGGTGTTTCGTAGCCTTTCAAAGGATCTTTTACATCATCTGGCACTATATCTAGTCTTGCTATACGCATATCATGCATCAATCCTACTAGTTTAGGCATACTGCCTGGGCCTTCCCAAACTTCGTTTAGCAAGTCATTGATTTCATTAAGATCAATTGTCTTGATATGATTTTTACGCAAATCTCCTAACTTCTTGTTATAGTATTCATGTAAAAATTCTAATATAGGCTGCGGAATAAGTGAATAGTCACTGTATGCAAATGTACCATTAAACCCATTTAAGAGCCATGGTTGGTCTGTAGGAGTTGATTCCCAATATGCTACTGAACTTGCTTTACTTGCTTGATAATCGTACATAAATTAACCTCAATTGTGTAAATGAGTAACTATTATACTATATGTTGTCGAGCATGTCAACCTATAAACGGTAAGTAATTCTACCTTTGGTCATGTCATAAGGTGTCATTTCTATCTTTACAGGATCACCTAATACTAAACGTATTCTATTTTTTCTTAGTTTTCCACTGGTGTAGCACACTACTATGTGTTTGTTTTCCAGTTCTACTTTAAAAGTTTGGTTTGGCATTACATCAACTATAATGCCTTCTAGTTCTATCGAGCCGTCATTTTTGCTCATCGTCTTCCTTTTTTTCGATTGATATTACGCCGTCCTCGACAGTAATTTTTAAAACATCACCAGGTTCCCATCCCATGCGTTCACTAACTTCAGGCGGAATGTTCATTAGTACGTTTTTATCATCACCTTCGATATCTTCAAAGATGTCTTCTACTTTGTATGTGATTATCTTCGTCATAGCGTATTTAGTATCCTCTTTGCCAATTTTTGTTTATGTCATAACCTGTTTGTTGTATACAAATTCCAAGTTTATTATAATCTTCAATACTTTCTATTGCTGTTTGCATCTTGTCTGTAAATTGATCATCTAATCCAATGTTAAGTTTTGGCGCAATAAACTTATTTAACCAATTGTAATACATTATCGGTGTAGGATGATAGTCAGGAGTTTTGCTATCAGAGCTGCTATTCGGATCAGCATTGTAGAAGGATAGTCTATTGTCGTAGTTTTGGCAAGTCCAATTAAATATATCACTATCTACAAAGATATCGTTATCCAATAGTTTTTTATAACATTCAAACTCTTTGATAGACAATTCTGGTCTTAAATCGTCTCCAAATACAAACAACACATTTGCATCAATAGTTTTTGAAATACCTAAAGCAGCATGGATGTAATTCCATGTATGCATAATATAACTATGTTCGTTCCACATTCTTTGGATAATCATACTCCTAGGATCGTTCCTGCCCTCTTGAAATACGTTCCCTGCAGGGAACCAGCTTTCTTGTAGTCTGTCATCCCACTGATGCTGATCAAATCTATGATAGTTTGTCCACTGAACGATAATAGTATCATTTTCATTTAACTGATTTTTAATAACTAGTTCAGAAAATCTTTCTAAAATTTGTTTATTTCCTGCTCCTCGATTCCCCCAGTTTTCAAACGAGTCATAACTTCGTCCAAGTATGTCAGCCCATGTTGGCCAATGATATCGAGTTAACGAACATCCTACAGTAAATAATCTTTGTTGCATCACTAACCTCATGAGTATTTTATTACACTAGTAGTATACGATAATTTAATGCTAGTGTCAACCATCTATGTTTCGCTTGCACGAAACAACTCTATGGCTTATCGCCATTTCGTATAATACTTCGTATATTAATAATGATTAAGTGCGAAGCACTTTAGTTTCATGTAGATTGTTTCAGTCAGACGGAACCTATTTACAGGTTCCACCTAATCTGGCTT